TTTGTGTTGTTAATTAATTACAAGGTACTGAAAAAATGACGCCTAAACTAATTGCCGAAATTCCTCTCGACATTACAGAAACATTCTCGTACTTGTATATGCCGATTAAGTTTCCGGAGCATATAATGGTTTCTCTGAGTATGGAAGACAGGCTTAGGTGTGTTTCGCCTCTTGTCGGCAGATCAATCTCTGACTTCATTGGCGAGTATGGGCTGGATAGGTATGTTGATTCGTATATTTATATCACCTGCCATAATCTGTACCAAGCAGAAGCCCCATACAATCGTCCGGGTTGGCACACAGACGGATTTGGGACGAACGACGTAAATTACATTTGGTCGAACAGTCAGCCGACGATCTTTAATGATGGACCTTTTTCTTTATCTGTTGATTGTGTAAAATCCATGCAAGAAATGGAAGATCAGGCTTTACAAGAGAATAATTACTGTTACAATGACTGCTCGTTAGTAAGAATCACTCCTGATGATGTGCATAAGGTTGGTGAATTTGTTCCCGGAATGCGGTGCTTCTTTAAGTTGTCGTTTAGTTGTGATAAATACGACTTAAAAGGAAACACTCATAATTATTTTTTGGACTATAACTGGAAGATGAGAGCTAGGTCTACAGTACGAAATACTCCTCAGAGGAAAAATAAAAATGAGCAACCAAAAACGTAAGCAAAAAATCTACTTATCTTCTAATGGTGAAAAGAATTGTTTTTTCTGTGGTCGTTTTTTTGGCAAGCAATGCACTCTCGATCACGTTTTTCCAAAAAGTAGATTTCGTAAAAATGACGGAGTCAACTTTATGTTTAAATACGTTCTTTGTTGCCAGCGATGTAATGTAAAAAAGGGCAACAGAAACCCCACAGAAAAAGAACTTGTAAAATTTAAAAAATTGATTCAAAAAAGATTATCGTACAATGATTTGGACTCAAATCGTTTATTCAATGTTTTGAAAACTTTATACTAGGAATATTATGATAGTTAAATTTACATTTGGTCTACCGGGTAGTGGAAAGTCAACTTGGATTAATCAGCAAACCTTTTTTGGTGCTGAAGAAAAATACCACATTATTTCAGCCGACAACATTAAAGAAAAGTTAATAAAAAAACTAAGCGTACTTTCTAATTCAAATGAATTAAAAGATTTACACGAAAAATCTGTGAAAATAGCTGATGATGAATTCAAATCTTTGATTAACGAAGGGGTAGAAATAATCGTAGATGGTGGCGGGATTAATAATAGTTATACTATAAACCAAATTGATTATGCTTTTAATAATGGGTATCATATTGAATTAGTTGTATTTGACACTCCGGCAAGCGTTTGTATTCAACGAAACAAGGGTCGTGATAGATCGTTCGTTGTTCCTGAAGAAGCGATTATACGCAAATCTGTTCGATTTAACAGGTGTCTTAATAAATTGATACCATTAGTTCATGATGTTACTTATATACATTATTACAATGATAAAATTTTCTTTGTAGATATGGATGGCACAATCGCCGCATACCAAGATATTCCAAAAGATGAATTGGGTGGAATTGATTTTGTTGATGGGCAATATTTTTCTTTAGCAAAGCCGGTTGGTCCGGTTATAGATAGGCTTAAAAAACTGAGTAGTAAAGGAAAGACTATTAATGTATTGTCTGCTGCTCCAGATAGTTTATGCATAGAGGATAAAAGATCGTGGATTAGTAAAAATACGCCGTTCGTAAATCAGTCGTATTTTATCGGAAACAAAAAATACAAACTAAATATGTTGCAAAACATTATGAGGCGTGATAAACTTGATATTCGGGACGTAACTGTAATTGATGATGATCATATACGTCTCGAAGAATACAATAAAGCCGGTGTCAAAGCTATTCATCCTAGTATGTTTTTAGCTTGTAGTATTATATGAGTATTGAGGAAAAATAAAAATGAGACAACTTCAAGTTCAAGAGAAAATTATTCTTTCGTGTTTAGATCAGCCATTTAAAATGGGCTATGCTTTAAGAAAAATTCGTGATGAAAAATTATTCAAACAAACCCACAAAACAATGACTAAATACTGTCAAGAAAAATGGTGTATTTCAAAGAGTGGTCTTTACTCAAAAATATCTATTGTTGATATTAAAGACGCTTTAGAGGCGAATAACCTTCCTGATTTAACTAATGAATCACAAGCTATCGCTTTAAACAAAATTAGAAAAAATAGAGAATTGGATTTTCCGAATATATTGAAAATTTGGAAAAAGGTTAATTCTCAGAAGAAGCACAGTTTAACATACGATTATATTTCTAAGGTTATTCGTGAAGAGTATAAGTGCGTAGAAGAAGATGTATACAAAATGATCAAATCGCAAGAAAATAATATAGATTCTTTGTGTGATTATGTTATAAGTACATACGAAACAATTGACGACGAAATGATGCTCGGTATCGACGGCATGATTAAAAAATTAAGTAAACTCAAGAAGACCTTTTCTTAGATAGAGAATAAAAAATATGGAAAAAAGTATAGTAGCAGCAACAGGTCACAGACCTCAGTTTTGTCCTTGTTTATTTAACGAGGAACACCCTTGGCTGATTGCATTAAAATCTGAATTGAAGCAAAAACTTCTTGCAATCAAACCAAAGCATGTTATAGTTGGTGGAGCAATTGGATGGGACACTTGGGTTGCGGAAACCGCATTGGAGTGTAGACTACCTATTCACTTATACATCCCGTTTGAAGGACAAGGTGATCGATGGCATTCAACAAGTAAAAAGAAATATGCAGAAATTCGTAAACGAGCAACTAAAGAATTTATTTTGTCACCTAGCTACAGTCGTGAGTGCTTTCATGTACGTGATAGAGCTATGGTTGACGATTGTGATATTGTATTTTCTTTATTGAATCCTGAAGTCAAAAAGGGCGGAACGCATTACACTGTTCAATACGCAAAAGACAATTCTAAACCTATTATTAACTTTTGGAGAGATTAATGCTTAATATTAAAGACAAAATTCTTTTAAAAGCCGCTATTTCCCAAATGGGTTTCAGCACAGAGGAGCATCGTGATGTAATAAGCGTAACTTATACGCAATCAACATTTTTTGGTAAAAAAAATCGTATGATAATATCTACAATCAGTGACCTACCTGACTCATCGCGTATCCGTGCTTACGGTAAGCCTAAAACGAATCAACAAATTCAAAAACTGTGTCAAGAGTTATTTTCAAAAAAATGCCTTATCGAATACCTCTCTGACGATCCAAAAGAGGAGACTGAGTCAGAATGCCCCTTATAAAAAAACCAGATTGTAATTGCGGAAAATTCGGAACTATCAAACTTTTTCAATGGATGTTTTAATGAAAAACTGGTACAAAAACTTTAATTTTATGAATATGGAAGTGGGTGATCTTAATCGCCTGTATATTACTAGCGACACTCACGCTTACCATAAAAACCTCTGCTCTGGTTCTACTGTGTGGGACAAAGGGGCGGATCGTGAGTTTGAGGATCAGTTCGCTATGACTAATCAGTTGGTCAAAAATATTAACGATACCGTGGGCGTCGATGATATCTTGATTAATCTTGGTGACTGGTCATTTGGCGGAAAAGACAAGGTTGCAGAATTTCGCAGTAGAATCAACTGCAAGAATGTAGCGACAGTCTTTGGAAATCACGACAAAAACGTATGGAATAACCGGGATTTGTTCGTTTGGACTGGACATTATACGGAATTTCGTTATAATGGAGTTCTGCACTGTTTGAGTCACTATCCGTTTGCAAGCTGGAACGAGAGCGGTCGCGGCTCTATAATGCTGCACGGTCACTGTCATAACAACTTGCATAAAGATTTGTGTCGAGGGCGTATTTTTGATATGGGGTTAGACAATCCAATGTGGAATTTTAAGCCTGTGAAGTTCACAGACCTGCATAAGCTGGCAATGTCTATGGAAATTTTTGTATCGGATCATCATAGTGGTGATCTTAAGGGGTGGTAATATGAATATTTTAGAATTTCAGGCAAAAAATAAGACCCTGTTTTTTAAGGATGATGGTGAATATATCCATTTGCAGGAATATTGTGAAAAATTAAAAGATACAGTTCCATGCTTAAGGAATGTCCGTAAAAGATTTAAGCTTAATGATAAACAATTGAATAAACGTTTAGACTTACTGGATCAGTCTTTACAAGAACACAATATTATTGTTTATGAAGGTCATCATACAACGTCATATTACAAAGCAGACACTACCGATGAAATTGGTTCAGCTTACATTGATATACTAAAAAACGAATATAAATATTTTGGAGAAGAACCAGAGGAACCCAAGATAGCAATTCCGCCTATAAAAAAGGGTAGCGACTTAGGAAGCTCTGAACTAAATAAAGCCTTAGAATCAAGTTGGATTAATTACGAATCTTCAATAAGATCGTTTAAAATTCGTAAATCTCAATATAATTTATACGTAAAAGCTATTAATAATGATTATCAGTCAGCGTATTATTTAGCAATGGATCATTGTGAATCTATCTCGTTTGAAAGATTAATATAGGAAAAATCATGACTAAAGTCGAAAAAGCAATATCGTTGGCAACTAAAGCACACGAAGGGCAAACACGATGGGGTGGCGAACCCTACATTGTTCATCCACAGGCTGTTGCAAAAGCAGTACAGCGACTTAATGAAACAACTATTTGTGTTGCTTGGCTACATGATGTTGTTGAGGATACTGATGTAACTATCGACGAGATACGCGATGGTTTTGGTGAATCTGTCGCGGACGGTGTTTACGCTATTACAAAAAAAGAAAAAGAATCGTACAAAGATTACATCTTAAGAGTCTCCGATAATATGTATGCAACTACTGTAAAAATTGCGGACCTGAAAGATAATCTAAAAACATTAAAAAGGGGAAGTATGAAGGACAAGTACGAACTTGCATTATACTTCCTGCAAACATATGGTGCAAAATGAAAAAAATTATTATCACTCGCGGAATTCCGGGGTCAGGTAAATCCTATACCGCGAAACAAATAAAAGAGGACATGGAGCGACTTGATTTTACCTGCCATATCTGTAGTACAGATGATTATTGGTATGTCGATGAAGATAATCCATACGTCTTTGATCGTGCAAAAATTGGAGTAGCCCACCGATGGAATCAAAAAAGAGTCAAACAGCACTTGCATAACAGCGAAGAGTGTGTTATAGTCGACAATACAAACACGACATGGAAAGAAATCAAACCATATGCCGAAATGGCAATAAATCATGATTATGAAGTAATTGTAGTTGAAGCCGACTCGGATTGGCGTTATGATGTTGATGAATGCTTCAAAAGAAATACTCATGGAGTTCCGAAAGAAGTGATTCAGGCAATGCTTGATAGATTCCAAGATAAAGTTATAATTGAGTTCGAGATTAGGCAGCTTATATTAGATAAGAAAATGAAGGAATAGAGTAATTAACGAATCAGAAATTATTGATGAAGTAAAAAATCCAGATTTTAAAAACTGGTATGCTATGTATAACAATGACCCGGATTATAAAGTTTGGCATTTCGTTCCTAAAAACTTTTGGGAAGCTAATAAATATATTCCAGATATTGGGTTAGAACCAGAAGTAGGACTTTTTCAAACTTGTATGGAATGGTCTTGGGAAGGTGATGGTAGTGAAAATGAGATTAATGAAATTTTAGATTTAGGATTTACAATTATTGATTGTCCAAATTAAGATAACAATATACGGAATAGTGAACAAAAATATTTTAAAGACGAGAAATTGATAAGATTAAACAACAAGTTAAGGAGTTACTAAATGATTAATTACGATAAAATTCTCGCAAGTCCTTATGATGAAACAACTTCAATCAAGCAGCAGTTGCAAAAACTCTTAAAAAAAGTAATGAAAGAGCAAGAATGTTTTAGTGGCAAGAGACCTTTTGGGGATGGTTGTTATTATTTTGAAATTTATGCCGCACTTGCTAAAGCGGGAGTCACCTTCATAATGCTTGATGAAGATGGTTACGTTAACGATCTTGATGATAAAAAAACAACAAACCTTATTGATGAATTAATCGATCATATTTTTAGGGATTAAAAGAAGAAGGCAGTATTATGTTAGTCCAAGATTTTCTGCGTAAGCAGTCGCTGGAAAAACTCGAAGAATATTATGGAATTAAAAATACACGTCATGAAGATGGGCGTGTTATCCTTAACTATTCTCAGATTGATTCTGCGAAACATAAAACCGCACCAATTGTTCGTGAGTGTCGCGGATTAGTTCTTGACTCAAACAATGATTGGGCTTTAGTCGCTCGTTCGTTCACGCGATTCTTCAATCTCGGAGAGACGGACGATGATAAGAATTTCGATTGGTCTGACTTCTGTGGATTCCACAAGGAAGACGGTTCCTTAATTACTGTCTATTCTTGGCAGGGAGAAATGCACTTAAATACGAGAAATTCATTCGGACACGGAGAAGTCGGAAGTAGCGGAATGACTTGGCGTGAACTATTTACTCTGGCGTGTCCTAATTGGCGTGAATTAGACCCAAGTTTAACGTATTGTTTCGAACTATGTTCTCGTTACAATAAAATCGTTCGTGATTACGAAAAACCAACTGCTTTTCTTTTATCTGTTTTTGATGCTCATGACGAGCTTAGTAGAGGTCAAGTTCTTTGTGAAGAATTAGTTGAAGGAATAGAATTCGCTTCTCATGAAGTTTTTGCCTCAGAAGAGGAGGTTTTATCCGCTGTTAAGCAAATGGAAGCAGATGATCCGACTTTTGAAGGATACGTTTTGCGTGACCGCAATAATCTTCGCATAAAATGCAAAAGTTCGAGTTATTTATCGCTTCATCGTCTTTCAAATAACGGGAACATTGCTCACGTTAAGAATATTCTACCATTAATTATGAATGGAGAACTAGATGAGGTCTTAACATATTTTCCAGAAATGAAAACTCGTATTGATGCGGTAAAGACCGCAGTTGAACAAATAAAAGAAGAAGTCAACAACTACTGGTTTTGTTTTTGGGATGAAAAGAATCAGAAAAAGTTTGCACTTGCGGTTAAAGATTGTAAACTGTCCTGTTACTTGTTTTCCGCAAGAAAAAACGGAACAACTCCGGATGAAGAAATTAACAAAAATTTAACACCGTTACTGAACGAGGTTCAGAAAAAATTAGGAGAATGATTATGGGTGATGAAAAGTATATGATAAAATCTTTGGAATCTTTCTATCCTTACGATTTTTACAGTCCTTACAAGGCTTCAATTGGCTCGCTTGCTTACAAGGAGACAAGTGGCAATAAAAACAAATCGCTGGCAGCAGAAATTGTTAAACGGCGTGGATCGTACTACAGTTATTCTTGCAAATACAAGTCTGGATATAGTGGTGAATATGTGTTTCTTTCTACGGAAAAACTTGATGTTGGGAGTATTTGTATGACTTCGGATTATAAAGTTGTAGAAGTTATTTCAGAAAAAGATATTGACGTAGATTCCGGATTCGATTATAAATTTCTTCAAGGTGTAGTCTATTACTGTGACAACGCTGACGACGCACAGCAATCTATCTCGGAAGTTGTGAAAGAAATCGCTGATTCTGAAGTTAAACGCAAAAATGATCAAGCTATTGAAAAATCGGGAATCAAGGTATGAAGTGCCAAAAATGTAAAACTGAAAAAAATTCAGTAATTACTCTTGTAATTCCATTCAGAAACTTTACAATATCCCCACCAAGGATAACTGAGCATCAGTATAATATCTGCAAAGAGTGTAAAGACAATTTATATCTGCGATCAAATGAGGGTGAGTGATGTCTGAGATTACAAGACAAGCGACGGGAACTGAAACACTTCAGATTGAACGATGTCCGAACTGTACTGGTGATGTGAATGTTCGTGATTGTGGATACTCGTCGTTTAATCCGGGCGTTGCTGAGTGTCAGACGTGCCGTATTAAATGGGAGCTTGGATGTGTCGACGATGAGTGGGATGCAGGTTTGAAATGGAACAAGCTCTGCAAGAACATAAAAACAAAACTAAAACTTCTTGACCGAGTGAAAGTGGAAAGCAAGTTCTCGATATCACGAGACTTTTATGAAGAAGAGAAAGACGACAGTGCAAGAGAGCTATTGAAACAGGTTCGGATTTATATCTTGATGGGTGGCGACTTTAAGGAGTTAAATAATGCCTGAAATTACTGATGAGCGGACTCTTGAAAAGCGTGAAATAATGAAGAACCCAATAAACAAAGAACGAGTCGTTAGACCGGAAACGCAATTGTTGCGGTGGCTTTCTGGCGAACCACAACACAACGGACAGCACAGAGGGTTGGGTGAATGTACTCCAGACTTCTCTTGCTGTCATCCCGATTTGTTGTCCACGCCGAACGTTAGGATTGAACAAACGCTTATTAAATTGAGAGATAATCTCATTGAGGAAATGTGTTCGCGAGAACCACTCGAAGGGGAGGAGGTAGATTTAGAACAACAGGGCTGGTTCGTCGCGACTGTTGAGCGATGGTTCGATGATCTTATTTTCGATACTTGCGAAATCGTGGGAGGCGGGGAATGAGTGATTATTGGATTGTCTGTATCTCTGAAGCACTAGACGAAGCGGGGATATCTGCCACAAAAGAGCAGATTGAACTTGTCGCTGAACACGCTGAAAGTGGTCACGAGAACTATGGAATGTGCCACTATCAACCATTGGCAGGGGACTACCGAGATTCTGAGATCAAAGAACTTAAACGAAAATTGTCGGCTGAACAGAGCAAGATAATTTGCCCTGAATGTGCGGGTAAAGGCTATGAGCGTATTCAGGGACCGTATCGCAGTTCAGAATCTGCGTGTTGGAAATGTCGAGGAGATAAAAGGGTTTCACCATGATGCACTACACAGAATCCCAAGCCCGCGAACTTAGCGGCGATGAACTTAACAAGGCGGTCGAGGTTATTATCTTTCGTGATAACTTGAGTTGCTTTGACAGTGAGGGGAAGGAGCGAGAGGAACGGATACGTCAGTGTCTGCGAGGTTTTAGGCAAGAATGGGACTCCTGTAACTGGTGGTACGAGCTACCAAGCAGTAGCCACCGTTTCTCAGTCAACCGAATAAAGTCACTGCTTGACGTTGAGGACATTGAGAGAGTTAAGCGAGATACGGATTGGAACTTTTGGACCAACCGCCAAGGAAAACCCTACCAGCAAGACCTCGAAACACATATCAACGCATGGCGAACAAAGCCGCGAGACTTCGCGGGGGATATGAATCTGGCGATGACGTTGTGGCGTCCCGAATTTGCATTGTTAAGCAAGGGGGATGGATTTGAAGTCTCATTAATAAACTCTATTGGAGACCCGGAAGATGTTTATGGAGACAAACTAGGACAAGCAATCTGCCGGTCTGCGGTTATTATTAAACTTAGGGAGAAAGCGTGATGAGTGATGAACTAAGCAATATCCTTGAAGGGATCGACAAGATTCAAAGCAAAATAAAACGAATCAATAACGAGATTCGTCAAATGGAAGATTCTCTTCGATGGGAAAAGAAAAAACTAAAAAGGCTGCAAAAAAAATTAAAATCGCATTCTGGTTTCGATCCAGAACTACATAACTTCGTAAAGATCATAAAATGAGTAACAAAAACCCGTACAAGAAATATTTTATAACGTCGCTGACGAAGCTTATTGTGTCCATTATAATTATGATGGTCGCTCTATATTTTACAAGTAAGTTATTTTATATAATTGGCGGGTTTTTCGCTTTTATCAATTTGTGTAATACGTGCCTTTGGCACAACGACTATATTAAATTAAACAGGAGAGAAAAATGAAGGCACTTGAACAACTTAAGTCTGGCGGATACAATGTAGAAATCGCCCATTATCGATTAGCTAAATCTAATATTGGTACAAATAATGTAGTTTTAGTTCGATCAAAACAGTCGGATAAAAATTCTAACAAGTTTATGGCTAGAGGCGGAAAAACCGTTGTCACAGTAACAAGCCCACAGAATAAAATTTTTACCGGCGTTGCTTTTTGTCACCCAAATGACAATTACTGTAAGCGAGAAGGCATTATTCAGGCACTCAAGAAAATCTTTAACTAAAGGGGTATATCATGAAGACTGTTACAGCGGTATTTTTGTGTTCGGGTATTACGTTCTGTCTTTTTGTGCTTCTTTCTTTTATGGGGGCTGTTTCTACTCTAGATTCAGAAGCTTCCTTGAAAAATCAGGCTATTTCTCAATCTCAAGTCGTAGAGGCTGAGTTTGATAAAATGTGGAAGGTGATCGAACAACAAGCACAAGTCACCAAAGCATCTAAAGAACAGCAGAAGGAGCTTGTTGATTCGCTCGTTAAAGGCAGGTCTGGCTCATTCATTAAGATCGTCAATGAATCAAATCCGGAATCCGCATTTTCACAGGAGCAATTTACATCTCTTTCTAATTCGATTGAGGCTCAACGCGAATCTTTTCTTTTAGAGCAGGTAAAACTTATTGACTTTCATCGTCAACATAATACGATGTTCGATGGCGTATTTAGTGGGTTAATTCTGTCTATGGGGAATAGAGACAAGCTTGATCCTGTAAACGTGATTAGCTCAGAAAGAACAAAGTCGATTATAGCCGAAGGTCAAGACAATAATGTAAATCTAAGTCTCTAGGAGATATTATGGAGTGGTTTTTAGTATGTTTAATAATCATTAGCTGCTTAATGGTTAGTCGTGTATTTTTCGGTCACAGAATAACAACGGTAGAAGTTTTTACTCAATTTTTTATTCCTTTTTTAATTGTTTCTGTTTTGTTTTTTTACTTGCGATATAATTTAACAAAAGATTATGAAATATGGAATAATTATATTGTAGAAGCTGTCTATGAAGAAGCTTGGAATGAATATGTACACCAAACATGCGAAAAACAAATTTCCTGCGGAACCGATTCTGATGGCAATACTAAATACTGCACTAAAGAATACGACTGTTCTTATGTCAGACATCATCCTGAAAGATGGTTCGCGTATTTAAATGATACAAGATATGTCTCTATTAAAGAGCCTAGATATAAGAAGTTGGTTAGTATTTTTGGAAATCAACAAAAAATTGGCGTCAATTCTGGATATACGATAAGCGGCAACATATACAACACTCAATTTGACAACATCTATGATCATATTCAGCCTTATTCTTCAAGACATTCTTATCAGAACAAAATACAAGTGTCTAACTCGGTAATGGGGTTTGATAAAATTTCTAGTAAACAAGCTAAAGAAATGGGCTTGTATGAATTTGATAGTCACGATAATCTTCATTTTGATGCCAATCACGTTATTGGATGGGAACGGTCTCAAGAGCTTGAAAAACTCAACGCCTATTACGGGATGCTATATCAAATAAACATTATTGTATTAGTGTATCACGATAAGCCTATGTCGATATTTCAAAAACAAAAATCCTATTGGCACGGAGGGAACAAAAATGAATTAGTTTTAGGCTTTGGTGTATCAGATGGCAAGGTGGTATGGGCAGATAATTTTTCATGGTCCGAATCGCATGACTTCTTAGTAGAATTAAAAAAAGAACAAGAAAAACAAATAAAAGAAAAATTGGATATTGACATAGTAGCAAAATGGCTGTATGATGAAATACCTAATAGATGGAAGAGGCGTAAATTTAAGGAATTTGACTATCTTACGGTAGAGACACCCCTTAAGTATAAGGTCGCTATTGTTGTAATTTGCCTGCTTTCTTCTTTAATTGTTTCTGCTGTATGTATATTTAATGATGTAGACGCATCATACCAAGAGGTAAAATTACCCGAATTTATTAATTACTTAAAGTGGAATAAAAATGACTGAAATTATATTTTTAACTATATTTGTATTACTTATGATCCCTTTTGCTGATAGTTTACTTGAGACAAGCCGTGAATTAGAACTCCATAGATTGACCGAATTTATATACAAAAGGAATGGCGGAAAACCATATCCGGAAAATGATATTGATTTAAGTAAAAAATCTAAAGATCAAGCAAGAGAAATGCTAAGAAGAGTCAAAGAGGAAGAAATCGTATGAAAATTATTCAAGAGATGACTAAAGAAAAATTAATTCACCCTCCTTTATGGTTGCCAAACAACGTTATGTATGCTACGTATACTGGCAGTGTATCTTACGGAGTAAGTGAAGACTATTCTGATATTGATATTGTAGGATTTTGCATTCCTACTAAAGATGTTATTTTTCCACATCTTAAAGGTGAGCTTATAGGATTTGATGAATCTAAGCCTTTTAACGGATGGCAGGAGCATGGAAAAGAATATAAAGAAAAAAAATACGATTTCAATATCTATAATATTGTACAGTATTTTAAACTTTGCATGAATGCAAATCCGAATATGATTGATACACTCTTTACTGGACAAAAATGTGTGATTCAATCAAGTCAAATTGGAAATCTTGTAAGGGAAAATAGACATTTATTCCTTAGTAAAAAGGCGTACCATAGTTTTAAAGGATACGCATATGCTCAAAAACAACAGTTGTACAGAAAAAGAACAGGCAAGAGAGTTGAATTGATTGATAAGTTCGGAGTCGATACTAAGAATCAGTATCACCTAGTCCGTCTTATTTTTGAAATCGACCAGATTCTTTCTGAGGGCGATCTTGACTTAACAAAAAATAAGGATACACTTAAGAATATTCGCAATGGTGGATGGTCTTTACAAGATACAGAAGAGTTTTTCGGACAAAAAGAAAAATATCTTGAAAATTTATATAATTCCAGTACATTACCTTATAGTCCAGATAAAGAAAAGATCAAGAAACTACTTTTGGAATGTTTGGAAATTCATTATGGCAATATCGACAATTGCATTACTCAACTAGACAAGTATGAGGTCGCCGTTAGAGATATTAAAGAAATTGTGGGGAAATTATAACTGCTACGCAGAGGAATAATATGTTACTACCTAAAAAGATTAAAGAAGAACTCGAAAGAGAAAATCGTATAAAAAAATATTACACAGAACATCGCACTACGATTGATGAAGATGATTTTAGTGGCAATGGTGGATTTGTGACATATAAAGTTTTGCCAGAATTAACTGGTTGTAAGGTTGATATGTTCGCGATATCTCTCGTTAGAGCTTTAGGGGCTACTGAGGTAAGAATTAGTTATGGCATGGTTACGTGCGATTCGTGTATTGGCAGAGCTACAATTATTGTCGACGAGAACGATAGAATAAAGTTCATAGAAATTGAACTATCTGTAATAACTCCTAAAGGTTATGAGGCTAAATGTGGTTATGATTTTGAAAAACATATAAAAGGGTTGAGGGTAAAATAATGCATGGATATTGTCCAATTTGCGGATCAAAAGGCGTTAGTAGAGAGCGAAGAATCAATGGAAACGATACCTGCGAGAATGGTCATGTGTATCCTTCTGTGGATAGTCTTAACAAGCCACCAAAATCCTTCGAAGATAAAATTAAAGAATTGGTTGAAGAAATCGACTATGATCTTTATAAAGATTTGTTTATATACCAACCTGAAGATGGCGACAAACTGATAGAACATGCTAAAAGGATTTTTTATGTACAGAATTAAAATCTATTTTTGTTTTATTGTTGTAGTTGCTACTATAATTAATTCATGGTTGATTCAGTCAGACAATATTGGTTTTTATTTATTGATGTGTGTGTTTCTATATGGTTGGTTATCTGTGGCTAACAATGCGGCAGCATTCATTCTTAATAGAGAGTATGATAACAAATATCACTCATTTATCGAAAATCCAAATTTTAAAGACAAATTAATTAAATTATTAAAAGAAAGAGAAAAGAATGATTGACTACTACAAATTAAAAGAAGGGAAAGTTTATAAAGTTATTAAAAGCAAAAACCCTAGCTATATTGGCCGTAAAGTGATCACTTTGTATTCTATTATTGATCGTTGTCATGGAGAGATGAATGCTGTACTTTTCGTTGACGGGCAGGACTCATATGAATGGATTGAATTAGGCGATCCTTATGATGACGATGGCGAGGAAATAAATACTATTTTTTTTGAAGAAGAAATGGAGTAAAAATGAACAGACGTAACTTTATATCCAGTATGGCTTTAGCTGCATTGGGATCGAATGTAACCTACAGTTTTGACAGTAAAGAAAAAGATAAGAGCCTTATTTTTATTTGGTTAAGTGGTGGAATTAGTGATATCGACTTCATTAATCCTCTACCTATTGCTCCTGTAGAAATTCGCTCTAATCGCGGATTTGTAAAAACTAAGAATGGTGAATATCTTGGCGGAGATATGAAGCGTCTTGCTGCTCAATCAGATAAGTGGACTGTAGTAAGAAATTTCCATCATCGTGATGCTAACCATCAATCAGCAACATCATGGACGATGACTGGCGAAGTGAATTTCAATAACAAGTCTAATAACTTTCCTTCTCATGGGTCGCTAGTTTCTCATAACAGAGGATTTGCTTCAAACGGAATTCCTACTTACATTCAGCTTTCTAAGATCGAAGGCGATGGACCTGCTTGGTTGGGTGCTGGACACATGGGTTATAGAGTAGACCTTCAGGGTGTGACTAATTTAACTCCGTCATTCCAACGTGGTAAGTTAAATCGTAGACTACAGATGACAGAGGTTATTGAAAAAACCAAGCCTCATCTTCCTCAAGAATGGGTTGATTTAAGGTCCAAAGCTGTAGAAATGATTTATGGTAACACTAGCAAGGCACTGGACTTAAGTCAAGTCTCCACTGCTGTTTTACAACAATACAGAGCTAATACGCCTGTAGGTAAGGACTTCTTGCTGGCGAAACGGTTAGTGCAAGCTGGAGCATCATATGTTAACGTGTCCATCGGAGGATGGGATATGCACAATAATATTTCGGATGGATTTGAAAGAAAAGGCACAGAACTTGATTACTCTTTGACAAATTTGGTTGCAGATTTAGATAAAGATGGTATACTTGACAAAACATTAGTCGTTGTTTGTTCTGAATTTGGAAGAACTTATAAAATTAACTCCAATGCAGGACGAGATCATAAAGCTGCTTGTAATTCGTTACTATTTGCAGGTGGTGGATTTGACCATAATCAATTTATAGGACAAACAGATGCTGTTGGTTCTAAAGTAGAAGGTCCAGCGTTCAATCCAAAAGATTTAAGTTGGACAATTGGTAATTATTTTGGACTTGACAAAGACTTGGTGATACACGATAATGCGAATCGCCCAAGACCAATTTTCAGTGACCCCAAAGATATTTTAGGATAATAGAATGAATATGCCAAAAGAAGTTATCGAGGCGACTAAACGCCTGAATGCAAGAACGCTAATCACGGAAGACGAGAGAGTATTGATGCGTTACTTACTTGGTTTGTCAGGCGAGTTGCCGGAAGGGGAGCCACCGCTAGTGCAGGTTCCTGATTGCTTCATGGAAGATTACTGCATAACTAGAGATAAAGGGGGTGACATCTACTTGTCCGATGACAATCTAGAAAAGGCTTCGGGTTACTGGAGTGTCCCTGATGGAGTTTCTGCGATACGAATTTTCGAGAGTGATGATCTTGTCTTGCCTGATGTTGAATGGTCTGAGGCATGTTGGCGAGTCTCCGAACTCCGCGAGATGGCAGCGGCTCGCAAGCATTGGGAATCCAAGCAGGTTGATCCAGAAGATGAATACATCGTCTGGGGACCGGGCGAATTGCCAGAGCGGTTCCGAGACATGAAGCGGGCGTTGGAAGAGCTTCAAATAAAGGGGGCTGAAAAATGGATCAGTGTCTCGTGCGGGGGATGCTGGAGAACGTACAGCTACCGAATGAAACAGGCTGACTACGAGAGACTTCGCAGAAAGGAGCCTTCCGTAGCTGAAGACATCAAGCACGGACTAGAAGAGTTCCGAGACTTGGTTGAACACACTTCGATTGAGCAGTTAAAGAAAGACCATGCGGCGATGGAAAGGTTACGAAGTAGAGAAGCTGCGGGGGTATGGCTTGAGACTGCTACTGGCACTTTTCGTGCGAATGTTGCTAGGTTCGTCGCGACACCAGACGTGTATAGTAAAGACCCAGCCGATGCGATTCTGGCAGTGAAAGGAGGTGAGTAATGCCTGAGATTACAGAAGAATTGCTACTGATCGCATCACATTTATAGGGATTAAAAAAGGATAAATATGTACGAATATACCGGAACGGTACTTAAAGTAGTTGACGCTGACACTGTTGATATTAAAGTTGACTTGGGTTTTAAAATTTCTTTCGTAGAGCGTTTTCGTCTCTACGGAATTGACGCATGGGAAACTCGCGGGGTAGAACGCCCAAAAGGTCTGTTAGCTAAAGAATACTTAATAAAAAGACTCGAAGAAGTTGAAAATCGTGTTACAATAACTACGATCAAAGACAAAAAAGGTAAGTATGGTCGGTACTTGGCTAATCTAATCATTGGCGATGAAGACCTGAACGCCGCTCTAGTTGTAAACGGTCATGCTGAATTTAAGGAATATTAAAGACTCGAAAGGGGGATGGGTAATGCCTGAAATTACAGACGGATTGCGGAGTATCTCCGAGTGTCCGAAGTTTCTGGTGGATCATCCTTGGCTGGATGGTGTCGCGGAGTATTTCCGCTTAGAGACTGAGACTGGTCACCCTGATATTACCGGCATTGATATTTGGACATTTCACAGTGGAGTGATAGTCAAATTCTACAGGAGCAACCGAAGGGATGTTAAGCCATACTTTGAACTGTTTCTGAACGGAACCTCTGTAAACACAAGACCAACTCGCGACGATGTTGAAGACTTACTGAAGGTTGCAAAAAAACAAATAAAGGAAAACACATGAAGCATATCAAATATCCAAAAATTAGACAATTCAAAGACGCTATTAAGCGAGTCAAGTCAATGGCTGAATTTATTGGTCTTGACGAAGATAAAAACCCGATCTATGATGCTGATTTAAAAAAGCCAGTAATTAAATTCACTGGGGCTGTTAAGCTACATGGAACAAATGCCGGAATACAATACGACTGTAGGTCGGGTGAATTAGTCGCACAATCCCGATCACAGCTTGTTCGTGACGGTCATTTTGGTTTCGCCCAATGGGTCGCCAGTAATAGAGCGGAATTAACGACGATATTTCAAAATATCGAAGCACCAGAAGGAACTAACAGTATTATTATGTTCGGGGAATGGGCGGGGCGTGGAATCCAGAAAGGGGTCGGCGTTACTAACATTGATCCTGCTTTCTTTTTATTTGATATCGCTTATAAAAGCGACGATGAAGAAGAATTACTTTGGTGCGATAAACCACTTATCGAATCTCACTTTTTCCATACAATTAGTATTTTTCCAACTTATGAAGTTATGGTGGATTTTAATGATCCAGCTAAAGCTAGAGACGAAATGGAAAAAATGGTTGAAGCTGTAGAAAAAGAATGCCCTGTTGCTAAAATGCTTGGTCATACAGGAATTGGCGAGGGGATCGTATTTACTGGACAATATAAGAATGAACGTATCCAGTTTAAGGTCAAGGGTGACGCCCACAAAGTTGTGGGAAGTAAAGAAAAAATCGCAATCACGGAAGAAGACCTGAATGATATTAAGGAGTTGGTTGCATATACTGTTACCGAGAACAGGGTTAAGCAGGGCGTCCAAGAAGCCTGTAACGGCGAACTTGATAAGCGGCATACCGGAGCTTTGCTTCGGTGGGTTGTTAAAGATATTCAATCTGAAGAACAAGACGCTATTGACAAGTTAGGTGTTGATGGATACACTAAGTATCTCAGCGATGCTGCTAGGAAAATTTTCTTTCGATTAATAGATGAGGATGTATATGAGTGATTTTATTATGGTTGCCGGTTCTTCTTATAGATGTGGGTCTACACTTGTTCAGCGATTGCTGAATAATAGTGGTGAAGCTACAATCTACGGAGAAATGTCTAGTATGATGACAGGTTTTACTGAACTATATTCACGACAATATAATGAGCGTACAATAGCGAGAAGTGACGAACAGATTACCCAATTCGAAAATAGGGAAGATTATTTTACAGCAAACGTTTTGCCTGATAAAAAGAATTTTTACGGCGGAGTTTTTAACTTTTTACACTATTATCTTCGTGCTGACACTCCGATTATAGGATTCAAATCTTTATTTACTCCATATGAGGCTGGCATAAACTTATTAAGGACTGGTGGTAAAATAATTTTTGTTGACAGGGATGTTGATGACTGTTATAATAGTTATAAAGAAATTTATGGTTTTATTACTAGAGGTGCGTTCTATACTTTATACGAACGAACTGAAGGATTTAAAAATATTCTTAGTTATGACGAGGTTTTTCACCTTAAATACGACGAAATCAACGAAGAAAAAATTAATGAACTCTTTGATTGGTGTGGAATCGTAAACAAGGATCGCGTAACCGAGACGCTGAATAATAAAATTCGCGAAGTTCCCGGTTATGATAGACAAAAAAGGATTGACGATGCAAAACCCAATGGCTGATTTTGAAAATTTTGATGGTTTTAGTTGGTTCCTTACTATGGGCGTCCAAGATGGTTTTGTGGGGTTGTACAGTTACTTAGTAGATTTTCAAGTATTACAAACTAAAACTGGCAATATCGATGATGTTGTTAAAGAGGGGCTGTTTTTACAGGAACAAATAAAAAAGAAGCAGCGAGAGTTCCAAAAATTCATCAACGTTATTAAGCGAGACAACGACAATCTCAGAGTTTTGGGCGACATTGACTATCTTGACAAAATTACGAAAGAAGTTCAAAACTTTAAACAATTACTGGAGGAATAAGTGGAATGATATTTAAGCCACCTCGTAATATAGCAACGAGAGACCGTAAAAAGCAAACAATGTTTTTGGCGGGGTCTATCGAGCAAGGACAAGCGGAAAACTGGCAATCAAGACTTGAACGTCTTCATAAAGACGAGTATAATGTGCTTAACCCTAGACGCGAATTTTGGGACTCATCTTGGGAACAAAGCATTGAATCTCCGCAATTTAATCAACAGGTTAAATGGGAGTTGACAGGGCTTGATCAATCTGATATAATAGTGTTCTACTTTAGTCCAAATACAAAATCCCCGATCAGTATGATGGAACTCGGCTTATATGCAGATTCTCGTAAAGAAATTTATGTAATTTGTCCTGACGGGTTTTGGAGGAAGGGTAATATAGAAATTGTATGTGAAAAATATGATTTACAATTAATAGAATCATTAGAAGAGTATGTTGGGTTGTTCACTCCCAAGGGGAAAATAGGTTTTACCAGATAACACAAGGAAAAAGTATGAACATTGTAAAACACATTAAAAGAGACCGAGTTCTTTCGCTTGCTTATTGGCGGTATCAATTACTTCATTGGTGTTTTAATATTGAAGTTAAGAAAAATGAAGATGGGAAGCTTTATATCGTCAATGATGATCTTCCTGATTTTCTGTATACCCATTATTGCCCTCTGTTTAATTTGACGAATTTGATTCTTGTTTTTTCACCGTTCATTTTGATGTTTAAAATTTGTGGAAGCATATTCAGTTTTATGCTCAAATATATTATTTCTGTATCTCAAATTTTTGGTGGTAATATTTCCTCAAAGATGCTTGATATACGAAAAAAAATATTTCACAAGAATATTAAAAAACATATGAATAAAGACATTCGTCGTAATTGTAGTTGCGCTAGTTTTTTAGGTTATTACGATAATCTACTAATGAGTGATTTTGATTACTATTCGCTTTGGCGTGAGCTTGAGTCGGCTTATAGAGCGAAGCCCGAAAAAGAAAAATTTACTGAAGATGTTGTTATTGTCAAAAAGGAAGTTAACGAACAGCTAAAGAACAGAATTTACAGACTAATCAGCTACGCTCAGTCTCTAATGTATCTGTTTCTCTATGCGTTCTATGTGGTCTTAGGGGTCGCCAGTCTGTTTGTTGTATGGTGGTTTGCTGGTGTTGTTTTTTATGTGTCGCAATATATTACGCAATATTCTCTTGCAATACAGGCTACTGATGTTATCAACGCTGCATTCTTCGCCATTAAAGTCGTTGGGTTAGTAATTATTGGTACTGGAATTGGATTCGTCGTCATAAAGTCGTTTCCTAAAGATCATATTTTTAAGTTTTTTGATATTATTGGCTCAGCATCAAAATATACGATTGAAAAATCTAACGGATTCTATTCAATTGTAGTTGATACTATTTCAAATCTGTATGAAGATAATTGCCCTCCAGTTACTATCAAGGAATTTAACGAGAAAAAGGAATAATATGCTTGTTGTCCTCATTATAGTTTCGTACATTTTTCTTTATATTGTTTCTAAGATTTGTATTGACTTTGTAGACTGTCGTGATAAATCTCGTTTAGAAAACGCTATAAAAAGAAAAAGACAAACGGCTAAAAAAAGATCACATTGGCTTAACAAATTTTAAGGAATTCTCATGACAATACTATTTAATAAACTTGAACGAAAAAGTTTTCCTGACGGAATGTCGTTCAGAAGTGGCGATCTTGGTCTAGACAACTCAGTAATTGCGTCAATTCGATCTTTTCAGGACTTAATCGAGTTGGGGCAACTCGTTGACGTTCAAAAAAGAAAAGGTATTAAGAATATTTCACTTGTACTGCATTATCTGGTTGGGTCAAGAATGGATCGTGCTATTGACATGCAATCCCCAAATACACTCAAGGTTGTTTGTGATATCATTAATGGAATGGGGTTTAGTGAGATTTCCACCGTATGGTCTCATTCTCAATCAACTAACGATAGACTTGATGCTTATTCGCATACTGCGGTTGAGGGGGCTTTTATAAATTCCGCTTTAAAGTTATTACTGGATGTTCATCAACAAAATGCAATACCAGAATCGACTAAAGAGAAGTCATGGTGTATTTGTCTGCCGGACGCTGGTGCTGTAAAGCGGTACTGGAATGATCATCATAAATATATGTCTGTTAGTCCTATTGTTATGGAATGCTCTAAGCATAGAAATATGAAGGACGGTAGTTTATCTGGGTTTTCTTGTCCTGCGGAAGTGCCAGAACACTGTATTATCATTGATGACCTCTGTGATGGTGGAGGAACTTTCTCAGGATTAGCAGGAAAACTTCGCGAAAGTGGAGCAAAAAGGGTTGACTTAGTGGTTTACCACGGTATATTCTCTAAAGGAACAGAATTAGAGGGGGTCGACAAAATTTATACGACCAACTCGTACCGAGATGATTTAAAACCAACAACCAAAATGATTATTAAGCGAGTGGTTTGATCTACAAATAGACGAATACTTATAAACTTAACACGGAGAAAAAAATGAAAAAAGATGATTTGGTTTCAACAGTAGAATTCTGCAAAGTTATTTCAGCCAAAAAAGACTCGGTAATTGTAGAAAATATTCACACAAAACTTAAATTCGAAATCGAAGGTGATGCACTCATTAAAGAATTGAATTCGTCAGATGATTTCGAAAAAGAAAAGAAAGTGACAAAGACCGCACTTGCAGAACGATTCATTAAGTGCTACAATGTCGTCTTTACAGTATGTTTCGTTAAAGCGAATGGTAACGAAAGAGTCCTTCGTGGACGATTGATGAGTCACGAACCATTGATGGGTCGTAGTTATTGTGAAGACCTTGACCTTTTAGCATCACTTAAGGATGACCCTAAGAGGGTTGAGAAGAGTTTGCGACAGGTCGATCACAGGACGATTAAATACTTGATCGTTGAAGGCACTAAGTATGTCGCAAAATAGGTGCAAGCACCCGGATGAATTTCGTCAGCTATACCGTCTTTTCGAAGACGGTTGGATTGAGTTTTGTACGAACTGTGGTTATATAACAGATATGCAGTTACCGTATGAATAGGTAAGAATATGATTGAAATTAACAAAATAACAAATTTAGGATTAACTCATGAGAATTAAAGATTTTATCACCGTTCTTCTTTTGGATAGCTATAAGTTATCGCACTACAAACAATACCCTGCCGGTATCAGCTTGGTTTATTCAAATTTAACAGCAAGATCAAGCAAGCGTTGTTATGATGTCGATTCTCATGTTTTTTGCGGTTTGCAGTATTTTATTAAAGAGTACCTAATTGATCAATTCAATGAAAACTTTTTTGATAGAGATAAAGAAGAAGTCATCGCAGAAGTCAAACGTGTGACAGCAGCACATTTTGGTTCTCCTATGGAGACTGAACACATCGCTGCGTTACATGATCTCGGATACCTTCCTATTAAAATCAAAGCTCTGCCGGAAGGGTCTCGCGTCCCAATCCGAACGCCAAGTATGACGATCTATAATACACATCCAGATTTTGGATGGTTGACCAACTCTTTAGAAACTTTATTGAGTGATATTGTTTGGAAGCCAATTGTTTCTGCTACAATTGCTGACCTGTATCGTCAAAAGTTTGAAAAGTATGCGGAAGAAACCGGTGCGAACAAAGAGTTTATCGATTTTCAAGGTCATGACTTCTCTATGCGGGGAATGGTTGGTGTAGAAGGTGCGTGCTTAAGTGCCTTGGGTCACGTTACTGCATTTAAGGGGTCTGACACGGTTCCTGTATTGATGTTTGCCGAAGAATACTATAATGCCCCTATCGATGATGTAGCGTATTCAGTCGCCGCTACAGAGCATTCAGTGCAGTGCCTCAATTCTTTGGTAAAGGGTCATATTGATGAAGACCTTTACGTCGAAACTATGCTTAACATTTATCCTGAAGGTATTGTATCTGTTGTCAGTGATGGATTTGATTACTGGAAGATGATCACCGAGACACTCCCAAAATTTAAAGATCGAATTACGGCGAGAGATGGTAAGTACGTGGTTAGGCCCGACAGTGGAGACCCTGTAGAAATCATCTGTGGTGAAGAAATTACAGATATAACGGAAGAGTATAGTAAATACCACAAAGATAATGCTGCACTAAAGGATTGGTGTGCGGAGATTATGGAAGAAAAAATCAGAGAAGATACGCCACATGGAGAATACGGTGGTGATTTAACGATGAAATTTAAATTCCGAGATAAATACTACGAATGCTATATTGAGCCAGATTGGAATCGTTATGATAAACAGTATTATTACATTGATGGTATCTGGAAGAAAGAGTTAAAAGAAATTGAACTCACTCCAGAACAAAAAGGCTCTATCGAGATTCTATGGGATATGTTTGGAGGAACAGCAAACGAAAAGGGATACAAAACTCTTGACTCTCACATTGGGTTGATCTATGGTGACGCTATCACACTTGATCGCCAAGAAGAGATTCTAAGGCGATTAAAGGCTAAAGGGTTCGCTTCTGATAATATCGTGTTAGGTATTGGTAGCTTTACATACAATATGAACACTAGAGACACGCTAGGTCTTGCGGTTAAAGCGACTTATGGCGAAGTTACTATTGAAGGAAAAGTCGAATCACGACCGATCTTTAAACAACCAAAAACTGATTCAGGCATGAAGAATTCTGCTCGCGGTCTACTCCGGGTTAACGAAGACCTAACATTTATGGACGAATGCACATGGGAAGAAGAGGAGGAAGGACTATTGACAACTGTGTTCGAAGATGGTACTCTCTTACGAGAGACTTCACTGAGCGAAATTAGGGGGAGAGTTAATGCGTGAACCGTTTTGTGATAGATGCTCAACAAATAAAGAAAAAGTTGAGGCGGTTTATGAGCTTTGGTGTTATACTGAAGAAAAGTTAAACCCATACGCACAAGGAACCGCTTCTGCCGGACTAATGCAAAGAAGAACTTTATGTAACTCCTGTACTGACAAAATGATAGATTTAGGATTAACCAAGGCTAAAAAATGATCGGATATATCCTCTACGTAATAATCAAGTACATCATTGGTTTTAAAATATGTAATCATAAATGGGGTAAATGGACCACAGTTGGAAAAGTGTATTATCATCAAGAACGATATTGCATTAAATGTGGAAAAGTTAAAACTAGGACAGAATAATGTATTTTATAGGTAATTGTTACATTTGGGCTTATACTCTGCGAGTATTTTACGGCGGAGACGTGTTCACTATGGGTTCTGAGCCGGGACCAAAAGGACGGAATATCAAACATTATCTCCTGCGGGATAAAAATGGAAGAATCCGGCATTTTAAGCGAAAATTTGATTTCCTTCCGCCGCCTTTATGTTATTATTGTTTTGTAGGTAAAATCGAATCATCTAGAAGGAGAAAAAAAAATGACAAAAGTAAAAGTGAAGATAAAAGATAAAAAAATTTTAACATGCGATGAATTAGAACGGGGGGTTGTTTATGAAGTTGTATATTGCGAAAATAAAAAGTTTATAGGCAGTTTAGTCTGTTCCCTTAGAGGACTCTTTGATGATGCTGTTTTTATGCTAAAAAACAATACAGAAAATAATGACTTAGAATATACAAGAGTTGACGCAGATACAAAATTTAAAGAGGTAAAAGCTAGTGTCAAAATTACAATACGTTAAAGGCGATGCCATTAAAACGGCAAAATACCTAGCAAGTGACGACAATTGGGTTATCATCCCGCATATCGTAAACGACATAAAAGCTTGGGGGAGCGGATTCGTGATGGCTCTGTCAAAAGAATGGGGAGAGCCAGAAAAACAATTCAGGAATTCTAGTAAAAAACTAGGGCAATGTGATTATATAAACATACACAATGATACATCAATACTGATCACTGTTGTAAATATGTACGCTCAAACTGGAATACGATCTATCAGCACAGGAGATCGCTCTAAGGTCACTCAAAAACCTATTAGGTACGAGCATCTTGTTTCCTGTATGACTTCCATAAGGGACTCTCTATCAGAAGCTGATACTGTAGTAGCTCCAAAGTTTGGCTCTCTACGTGCCGGTGGTAATTGGCAGTTCATTGAAGAACTGATTGAGGAAATTTGGTGTCCGTCGTTTGACGTAATCGTTTGTGAATACCCGTGAGTGTTTTTCCTTTACTTGTTGCCGCTTTCTGTTATTTATTAGCTGGCGTAAATAATTTGAGGACTAAAGACTACCCAATGGGTATAATGTACTTGTCATACTTTACTGCGAACTGTGCCTTAATATGGTACGAATTAAGAAAATAGGAGAAATTATGTTATCTTATCTTTGTCTTGGATTGTATATCCTATCGGTTTTGTTTTACTGGTTTTTGTTTATTGCGGCTGAAATCTACGGTGTAATATCAAGTAAACGCGATATCGATTTCAATAATATTTCTTGTGGAATAGTATGCTCATTACTACCTGTGTTTGGAACGATTGGATTTATTAGTTTTTGTTTTTACATATTCAAATTTGATATTTCGAATTTTTTAACAAAAAAAATCTATGATTTTGCTGGCGTAAAAGATAAGGAGGTGTCATAAATGACTTTAACAGCAAAAATTATAACCGCTTGTGTAATAGCTTTAGGTATTTATGATCTTTACGCAGTATCAACTGGTGGAGTTGAAAGTTCTATAAGTCGTTTTATGCAGGACTCTGGATCGTCTGCTCCAACAATTGTTTTTGTTGTAGGATATATATGTGGTCATATATGGGGTTACATGCACCCCAAGTCAAAAAAGACAGGTACTATCACATATAAAAAAGATAGGGAAGATTCTGTTCTTGAGGAAGTGTATATGGATGGGAATTATATTGGTGATATTTATTTAGACGAAAGAAAATTAAAAAACCATTTTTGTGCAAGAGATGGTAATTTAGATTCTAATCAGCTAAGAGAAATTTCTTATAAATTGGATGGCTATGTTAAATGAAGCAGAAGCTGATATTAATTTTTCACTAGACGTTAAGGAGTAATTATGTTATTTTGGATTTGCGTAGCGTTGTATGTGTTGTCATCATTATTTTATATTGCCATCGCAATAACTATGGAAGTATATGATGTTGTATGTGGTCATAGAAAGTTTGATATTTCCGATACTGTCTTTGCTTGTTTTATAGCATTTTTGCCTATTGTTGGAACGATTGCCATGGCATGTACTTTACTTGATAGGTCAAGAGATAAAATTAACAACTATATAACAACTAAGATTCGCGGTTTTAGTGGAATGAAGAATGATTGAAGTCAAGGTAACACAAGATATGATCCGCGAAGCGGAAGAAAAGTCTCAGGAGATGGGAAAACTTAAAAAGTCTATTACCAAAGGAAAAGGTAATGTTGTAGGTTTTTTAGGAGAAATACTTGCAAACACCGTTATAAAAGGACGTATTGAAAATACGTATGATTATGATATAGTAACTGAATGGGGAACCTGTGACGTAAAAACCAAAAAATGCAAAGGAAAACCAGAGGATTATTACGACTGTAGTGTTGCCGCATACAATACGATCCAGAAGTGTGATTATTATGTATTCGTTCGTATACAAAATGATCTTTCCGTTGGATGGGTTTTAGGGTGTTATCCGAAAGAGGATTATTTTAATGATGCGGAATATTTGAGAAAGGGGCAACGGCAGGGAGATAATTGGTTTACAGTAAAGGCAAATTGCTATAATATAAAGATACAAGACCTTCATCCAATTGAGGAAAATTTATGAAACAGTGTTGTAAAGAAAGAAGCGAGTTTGCTCTTGCATTAATTCGAATAGCTGGTATACTTGCTGGAACAAATTTAGAAGACATGACAGATAAAGAAAAAGCAGTAGCAGAGATCATTGCGGAAACTGGAATTGGAAAATTTAAAAAAGGAAACTAGTGTGAGTTGGGAAAGTTTAGAGAGAAAATTTGATCGAGGACCATTTTCGGCAATGTTTGCTGTAGGGTTTATTGTGTTTGTTGGAGTTGTTGCTATAGGAGGTTGTTCGTTTGTAATGAACCCATTGCGTCAAGCCGGAAGAGTTGTTAATAAGACGATTGATGCTGATAATATGATTTACAACTATGAATGGTTTAAGTTACGCCATGAAAGCATTAATGCTCTTGACAATAAAATTGCCGGAGCTAAAATGTCCGTAGAGTCTTTTTCCGAAGAATTAGGAGAAAGGAAAAATTGGGACTGGGCAGATAAAGAAGAATATGCTAGGCTACAATCAATCCTGCTAGGTCTAAAACAGCAAAAATCTGACTTAGCCGGAGAATATAACGCAAAATCACGTATGGTAAACAGGAAAATTTTCAAAATGGGTGATGTAGAACTACCCGAAAGGATCAAACTATGAAAAACTTTACAATTATCGCATGTTTGCTATTAGTTACTGGATGTGACTATAAGCCGGGAACCGCTCAACTAGAACAAGAAAAAACAGAAGCTAATCAATCAAAATTACTAAAAAGGCAGCCACCTGTGTCTCTCGATTTTTCCTTAGAGAGAGAAAATATCAATAAAAGAACAAACTTGTGGAATGATTCCGCAAAAGTAAGCTACATCTATCTTGTTTCTTATGGAAAAGTTATGGCTTTCTATACAGTAAAAGGAAAAGTTAGTTCTGTAAATTCTCAAATTACGAACCCCAGTCAGATATCTGGACGTACTGTAAGGCGAAGTGCAGGTTATGATTATGTTTCTGGAGTAATTCCAAGTCCGGCAGAAGACGGTAGTTACGGAACCAACGGTGATGCGATTTTCTTCTTTACAACAGATGGCACTTATGTAGAATGGGCAGGAGAATATATGCTTGCTGATAAACCGCTTAAGCTGTCTACGCCTCCAGAACTAATTAGAAATGTAGAGTAATATGCTCTTGCTCCTATAACTCAATTGGTAGAGTAGCCGCCTCTAAAACGGAATGTTCAGGGTTCGAGTCCCTGTGGGAGCATTATTGTATTTTTTTGTAACGAAAAGACCAGACATGAAAACAGAATACAAAAGAAAATGTCCTGCCTGTAAAAAAGAATTATCCTACAAACATAAACATAGTTATAAAAACGCGGTAAAAAACAATAAGTTTTGTCGATCATGTACAACCAAGAAGCAGTATGAAAAAGAGCCTGACAAAAACAAAGGTTTAAAAAATGGTCGAACCGGGAAAAAATTCAAGGACGTTTTAGTCGACAAATATGGGAAAAAACTAGGAAAAGAAAAATACGAAGAATGGCTTTCTCAACTTTCTGAACATGGTTTTAAATCAGGAAAATAGAATTAAGAATTAAAAAATCAATAGAGACAGCGAATAATCGGGAAAAAAGAAAAAAGGCATGAATATCTCTAACATTATAATTATTAGAATGATATGGTGTTGCACACCTGCACGGCGGATCAACTGGCGACGAAGCTGTCTGAGTGGAGTAGTGAACATGCTTTTTCTTTACTTGTTGCTGCTCTCTGTGAGCTTCATGCTAACGCAAAAATGTTCGGAGGTATCGAATCGACCTCATTTAAGATTAAGTGGAAAAAATTAAACAAAAGAGGAAAGCAAATTGTCAAATACAATCAAGACAACAGAACGCAGGAGAATTAAGTGACTAAAATTGTAAATTTGACCAAAGAAAAATGTGATTTTAAAATTACTCGAAAACCAGACCATTCTATTCCCGATCCTCCTGCATTTGGATTTTTAGGTAATCCGTTTTTTGTCGGCAAATATGGGAGAGAAGGTTGTATAGAAAAATTCCGAGAGTATTTTTACAATAGAATTAAAACTGATCCAGAATTTAAGAAAGCGGTAGATGATCTTAAAGGTAAAACTTTAGGGTGTTTTTGTAAACCTCTTGCTTGTCATGGTGATGTAATAAAAGAATATCTTGAAAGGATATAAAAAATATGGCAAATTTAAGTTTATTTATTCGGGATGAAATGGCTTGGGAATTAAATTATCCAGACAATGTAGAGTCGCTGGAATTAGGGTGGACTGATTACATTATGGATGATCATGAGAGCAATGAGATAAAAGTGCCATATATAGCAAATATCACTTTTAGAAAAGAGAATGAAGATGAAAATTTACCACAGTAAATGGTTCCCGCGATTATTCTTCAAAAAACAAGACGGTGGACCAAACTCCGGCGTAACCGGTTATTGTCTACTAGAATGGAAACCTGTTTTCTCTTTATGTGTTTTGAGATTCAACAAGGGGTCAAGAGAGAATTACCACTCTCACGCATTTAATGCCATTACTTGGTGGTTATGGGGATCAGTGACGGAGAAAATGATTTCCGGCGAAGAAAAGGATTTTAAGCCATCAATCAAGCCTAAGATCACTAAACGGAAATGCTTTCATAAAGTGGTCGCCCACAAAACGACTTACGCTTTAACTTTTCGTGGTCCGTGGGAAGATACTTGGAGAGAATTTAATCCTAAAAATAACAAGATCACGATCTTGACACATAAAAGGAAAGTGGTAGAATGACGCTTAATGCAAAGCCATGCCCATTCTGTGGCGGATCGAATATAAAAATCATTTATTGCGACGAATATTGTTGTGGATCGGAGCCTAGATGGATTGATTGCGAGTGTGGTATCACATTATTATTAACTGCAAAAACCGACAAAGAAGCTATAGATACTTGGAACACAAGGAATAAAGATGGATAAATTAGTAACCACTGCTTGTTATAGAGATACAGGTCTTTTGTTATACAAATGTCTAGGTGTTAGACTCTACAAAATAAAAAATTTAAGTAATTCTATGGAGTCGTACTCTGAAGGTATACTAGAAATTAAAAAACAATTAACGACCAAACAAATAGCTACTGATCTAAGGATGCATTCTAATGATTTGTTTGTCTATAATCTATACGAACAACAAGGAACCCCAAAAGATAATGTGGGTCTGTAAGTATGAAAATTAAATTTAGGGTATGGCACAAAATAGAAAAAAGATATCTTGACGCTTGGGCAGAAGAAGACCCTATGTTGTGTTTAAAGGATTACGGTGATGGCTGCGAGGTGTACAGATATAGTAGAAAAACTGGAGATTATACAAACGAGAATGGTCCACCAGAACATATTACTATAGAACAATTCACCGGATTTGCCGATAAAGAAGGTGTAGAAATTTACGAGGGTGATATATTAGAATGTAAAAACACAGGACAGTCATCCTATTCTAATGCAAGTAAGACTCGTAGAGAGGTAAGGCGATGCAAGAACACTTGCAGCCTGTCTCTATTTGATCCTTATGTTGAACATGATCGTCCAGCGTCGGGTTTTCAGCTAAGTAAAGGCACGCAGAAGAGGTTTACAGTGATTGGGAACATACACGATCAGAGATCGATGAAGGACGAATAATGAGAGAAATTAAATTTAGAATTTGGGCCTTGGACGTAAGAAAGTTCTTATCAAATGAGGAAATTTGCTATTGCGTCCCTACGGAAATAAATAGACAAAAAAGAATAGAGGGTATTACGTTCTACTTATTAGGAAAGCCTCATCCTAGCGACCGACAAATAATTCAGCAATATACCGGATTAAAAGATCAAAACGGGGTTGAAATCTATGAAGGTGATATTTTAAGAAAACACTGGACTCTTGAAGATTACTATGAGGACGTAGAGGTAATATACCATGCTGGAGAAAGCGACTGTGGAACGAGCGGCGAATACTCATTCCCTTTTAATGGTTTTGCTGCTAGAACTCTGGATGGTAAAAATACTATAACAAATATTGGAGATTATCCAGAGAGAAAGAACTATGGTATTCGCGGATTTACTATAGATCACTGCAAAGTTATTGGAAACATATACGAGCATAAGATAGGTTAGGATTAATGAATAATAAAGCAGAATTAATAGGATGGTATGGTGGAGATATTGCTATAGCGAGAGCGGCTTGGACCTCCACGCAAATAGATGTAGAGAAAAAGACAGACGAACAAATCCAAGATTTAATCGTCAATAAATTATGGAATAACGGGACAGGAAAAGCACATAAAACGCCATTTGAACGTGGTATTGTAGAGTTCAATGTCACAGTAGACCAAGCTAGTCATATTCACTTACTAAAACACAGGCTGGCAAATATCAATGGAGAGAGCGCCAGATATAAAGAGTTAAAGGGAGATAAATACTTGCTTCCGGAAGATTGGGATTCTAGTATATCTCCAAGTAATATAGAATTAGATTATTGGGCTAGAGAGCTAGATATGTTTTCTCAAGATAGTAATAAATTATATCATAAATGTCTAGAAGATTTAACTCCAATACTGGGACGAAAGAGAGCAAAAGAGTCAGCAAGATTCTTTAAAACATTCAATAGCCAAATTACTTTATCTGTAATGATGAATATGAGTTGTTTTCATAATTTTTATAATCTTAGGTCGGATGATGCCGCTCAATTAGAGATTCAAGGTATAGCCAACATGATGCTCGAAGAAATTAAAAATATCGAAGGAAACCCATTCAAATATACTCTAGAAGCGTTTGGTTTTTAAGTATGAATGAAGAAGAAAATTGGAAAATAAATTACTATTCTGACATGATTAACTTGCAGTATCAATATCATCCTGATATATCATGTGATAAATCCATATCTATATCCTATGAAGACGTAGATAAAGTGATAGAACTTTTACAGTCAGCTAAAGATGGTCGTACACAATTTTTGAAAGAGTCAATAGATAAACTACAAAAACAATTGGATAACGCATGACAGCTAGATTTAAAGTAGAGAGTCATTTTATAGTCGAATTAAATGAAATTGATTTTACCGGTGGCTCTATCAAAAGAAGAATTATCGCTCCAAAAGTTGATGTTGATTTTCCTATTTATGATTATGTTGAGTATAAGCATCACTATGATATTATTACTTTTAACACAACGATAGGCGTGTTTGATGGTGGATCGATTGAAACAATAATTAACGTTCCCAAGAAAATGATAACAATATCAGGTAAAATATGAGTGAAAAATCATACGGAGTAGACTACACAGTAGAAGTATCTTATGAAGATCAAGCATTAGATATTTTAAATTCAGTTAACCAAGCGTTATATGATGCAGGATTGAAATTTCAGTTTGTACTTGAGGAAGAAGATCAAGACCCGGATATTCCTTCTCTTTTTTATAGTTTACTATCTACAGAGGATTTAATAAAAGAATGAGTAATGATATTGTAAAACAAGTAGTTGATAGAGACTTTGTTATGGATGTGTGTATAGATGTCGAGTCTCATTTTGGAGCATGGGACTGTGTTCATCCAGAAGACATATGCATCGCGGCAATAAGAAGATATATGAAACAGTCCTGTCTTCATTGCTACGGCAATGGGGGGTTTGGCTCAGGATATGAATCCGGTCTAGCAGCAAAAGATGCAAGCGTTATGTGTGGATGGTGCGATGGCACAGGAAAGAATAAATGGTGTTAAAATGTATACTGTGCCAACGGATGATGATATTTTTACTTTAATTGGAACCAGTGAATGAAATTTATAGCAAAAAAAGACACATGGTTTAAAGAAGGAACGGAAGCTAAGTTGATCGATTATTACTATACTGCCGACGATGGAGATCAAGTTGGATTATTTCAAGGCATAAGAGTATGCGAACATCCACCAGCCGAAGCAAACTTTCCAATTGGATCAGAAAGAGATGATCAAGAAGTTTGCTGTTATAGTGAATTCGAGATATTAGATGAGTGAATATAAATGGTTAAAAATTAGCTCGAACTTGCCACTCTGCCCTGTATGTAGAGATACAAAGCAAGTTAAAGAATGTAGTGTAATCAAATGCTTGCCGGGATTGATCTCGCATAAATGTGAAGCATGTAAAGTTTATTGGGAAGGGCGTATAAATAAATATGAAATATAAAGACGTTCATACTGAACATTGTTGTGTAGATCATGGCTGCAAATATTGTGATGATAATTGCCCGGTAGAGCTTGGTCTTAAAAAACAATCTTATCCATGCGAAGACTGTGATTATTACGAAGAGCAGAGTAAATTTTATTCATCGCCCGACATTTGGTATAATAATCTTTTACCATTTTGCTCTACAGAAGAACATAGAAAGCTATTGAAAGAAATTTATGAACGAGCTAAAAATGAAGAAACATAACTGCAAAGCAGTAAATAACTGCAAAATAACATACGAAGAAGATAGAAGTTCCGCAGAATTAGATTTAGATGTTGAAAATCTTATATTAGATATTATATACTGTCCATATTGCGGTAAACGACTCATTGGAGATGTTATTTGTATCAAGAACCTATCTGTTGACAATGATATGAATTTCAAGAAAGGTCATAGATACGTGGTTGTGGATCAAGATCAGTATACTGTATCGGTAGAATTTAGTGACTACAACATATATTGTTGTTCATACAAGTCGATGGAGGAATATTTTAAAAATGTGGATAACTAAACGGAACAATAAATACAAAATAGACGACGGATGTGTGGTAATAAATACTCCAGATACGCTTCGTGACTTACAAAACCTTACGTCTAAATTCGCTACATTATTAGGTAACACGCAAGATTTATTCGGAATGGAGTTAGCTGGTAATGCATGGACAGACAGTGCAGGTGCTGACGATTCCTACTATCCAAAAAACAAAAAGCTGTCCGATTTTTCAGAAGAAGAATGTATAAAAACCCTAAATCATATTCATGATAGTTTATTATTTGAGATAGGTCAAAAAGAACAAAATATTAAAGACTTGAGAGATATAGTCGAATACTTGAAAGGTAAATAATGCAAGAATATAAAGTATTAGTATTAGAACATGAGGACGATGGTGCAGACAAAAAAGTATATGGAGCAACTCATGTGCTAAGAAAAATGCCAGATGGAAAAATTAAGAAAATCAAAGACCGATGGGAGTATCCAACAAACAAGAACAAGGTAACTCTCTATTTTCCATCAACATCTCCACATAAATATTCGAAAGAATTCTTCCATAATCTAAGCCGCAGTGGAGTTAAGAGCATTACGTTATCACCTATTGATTATGAACAAGCTCTATATGAAATACGTTTAGAGTGTGATGCGTCGTATAACTATGGAGATATTTCTTATGGTTCATATTTTTCAGTTTTCGGCGTTAGAGTGGAACGAGAGCTTCCGTGAAAGGATTAAACAATGGGAATTAATGTTAAACAAAAAATGATTTTAGGTATCGAATTAACATATGATGAATCCGCAAATATTAACTCATCCTAATATACCAAAACCTCTACACGGTCTAAACCCTAGAACTATTTTAGGTAAAGAATGGTGGGATAAAGAAAGATTTGCCGCTCAAGCACAGACTAATTATACATGCTACGCTTGTGGAATTAAAAAAGAAGAAGCTAAAAAGCATAAGTGGCTAGAAGGGCATGAAAATTTCGATATTAACTATCAAACAGGAGTCTGTGAAGTTAAATCTATAGTTCCACTATGTCATTATTGTCATAACTTTATACATTCGGGCAGACTAGCACATATTTTAGGTAAAGAAAAATCAAAACAAGAAGTTATAGAAATATTAGAACATGGATTCAAAATTCTTTCCGAAAATAACTTGCAATGTTTCTTTGGTACATTATACTTGGGTAATTCATTAAATTGTAACACTTTTCAGGTTAGTGCTTACTCAACTGAAAATTCATGCGTTCCTTGGGGTAAATGGTGTTTATTACTAGATGGTAAGAAATATTATTCTAAATTTAAAAATTATTCAGAATGGAAAAGTTTCTATGGGCATTAAAACGCGAAGGATGAGCTATGAATCTTAAACACTCAACTTCATTTACAGTCTATCCAGAAATGTGCAACTTCTACGAAGAAGGTAAAATGCTTCACGGTGGATATGCTTTAATGATGATGGATAGATGTGCGGCGGAATGTAGTCGAAGATTGCTGTATGATGCTGTATCACAAAAATATAAACCCACAAAAGAAGAAGAAGGATATACACAAGCAATAAAACTTGAAAGTAATTTAACTGATGTAGAATTTGAACGTATGTATCAAAATACTATTAACAAATTTTCTCTTACGGCAAACTCAGCCGTTACCGTAAACGTAACAGATGTAACTTTCTTCGTCGGTGCTATGCTTGGAGATATTATCTTTCTAAATGCTGAAGTAGTTAAACTCGGCAATAAACGAATCGATATACAGATCACCGGCGAGCGAGAAAACTCTAAAGGTGAACGAGAGAAGATTTGTGAAGGTAAATTTGTGTTTGTGTCTATGTATAATAATAAAAGTGTGCCACATGGTTTAACTTTGGAGAAAAAATGAGTCTTACAGACAAAGCAAAAGAATTCAAAAAGTCAGAAAAAGAAAAAGAAGAAAAGAGATTGAGAGAAATCGCAGAAATAGAAAACCAAAAGAAAATACACAAAGAAAATATATTTTTAAGATTTATGGATACATTAAAAAATGTTGTTGGTGAGGATAAAGATTTTGAAATTACAAAACATGATGGTAAATTAATTTGCGATTTATCTTATAAAAAAGAATCGATGTATAAACTTATGTATGATACAATTCTTGTAAAACCAGACTCTAGACATTTTGATCAAAGTCCAAGAAGAGAAGACGTGATAAGGGTTTATGATTACAAAAGACATAAAGAATATTTTATAGATATAGATATAAAAGAAGAAGAACTAGAAAAAATAATTGTTGAAGAACTGGCGGGAAGATTATGATTGAAACTGGGAATAATGATTTGCCACAAATTGAAAAGATTAAAACATGAACTTTAAACTAGACGACAATCAACAGAAAAAATTAGATAAATGGATTAAAGAGAATATTCCGGATAAATATACCGGGGCTATTGGTGGGAGATTTACATATAGTTTTACCCCTACAAGCATTGGTATGATTGTTATAGTTGAAGACTGTATAACCAAACAAGGAATAGACTTAACCGATTATGAAGGGTTTTAAATGAATAGAAGATTATTTCTAGCACTATCCCTCCTAGCACCAACGGGTCTTTTTGCAAAAACACAAATAAAAGAAAAAGTAGATATTGACACCGACCAAGAATTATACTACAATAAGTCAAGACGACGATGGATCACAGTAACGACGCATAAATTTGAGTTTAAATCTGGGTCACCCTACTATCATAATGGAGATACGATGTTTCCTATCCCTTTAGAGGCGGGAGACCCGAAAGACTTTAGCAGGATTAAACGCCGGATATTGGATGCTTCCGGTCATATCTTAAAGAGTGACTCATTACACGCTTATTACATTCACGACACAAAAAACAATTTCATAAACATTCTAGTAACAGAAGTAGAAGTTCAAATCAAAACATTATAAAGGAAAAATTATGTTTAATCCAAACGAATTACAAGATGGTCAGTGGGCGACTTACATTCCAGCAGCAAGCCCAAGTTTTATTGTTCATGAGTCGCAAGGTCGTGCTACGGCAAGACTTAAGGCTCATTCTGAATATTTTGGGGACGGTTTTAACGATAGAAAGATTAATACGGACTGCACATTATGGAAAGTTCAAGATGGTAAATGGGTTCAGGTTTATTTTGATCCTGTCTACAAAGGAAGGCAAAAGCTTAAATTCCTAGATAAGCCGGTTGAAGCTCCCAAGCAAGACTGCTCGACCGCTAAGCTTTCTCAAATTGTTTTTAGTTTTGACACTACTGGTTCAATGCATAGTTGTATTAAGGACGTTAGAAAAAGAATTCAAACTCAAGTGAAACAGTATATGAAGGACATTCCGAATCTTGAAATCGGGATTGTTGCTCATGGCGATTATTGTGATGGTCGTGACTGTATTAATATTCTTAATTTTACAAAGGATGTTGATGAGATTACTACTTTTGTTCGAACTACGCCAGAAACATATGGTGGTGACACACCTGAGTGTTATGAGTATGTCCTTAATCAAGTTGGGTATATGAATTGGAAAGGGGAAGGAACCTTTATCATGATTGGTGACGCGAATCCACATGATCAGCGATCATCCCAGAAAGAGCTTGACTGGAAAAAAGAGTTACGGTCATTGCTTGCAAAGAATATCACAGTAATGGGCGTTCAGTGTTTAAGAAAAGGATATTATAAAGCCGCAAATGATTTTTGGGAAAGTCTGTCCGAAATATCAAAAACTCCTCTTATACAGTTAAATGATTTTAGTGATAGCTCTAATACACTTGAAGCGATAACATACGCCTCTGCTGGTGAGGAGCAATTCGAAAATTATAAAAGAAGAGTTGATGAAGAAATTAAATCTGGAAAGAGGCTCTTGAGAAGTGCAGATTATTCAACAACTGAAGAAGTTTTAACAAAATATTCAAAAAGGGTAATAAAATAATGGCAAAAAAAAATCAAACGGGTACAATAATTACGACGCCTTCAGCTTATGGTAGTCACAAAAGTATGATAATTTCAGAAGAAGAACTTGAAAATCATCCAGATCGTGATAAAATAAGCGAAAATCAAGTAATTTGTTATGATCCTGACAGAAAATTTAACTATATTACTGATAAATGGCGTATAGACAATGGCATGGCTGATGCAAATCGTTATGCAAAGTAGATACTGAAGTTTAACAGCATCCAGAATAGGTTGACTGCCTGTGATGGCTTAAGTTAAACGGATAAAGCATAGGGTGTGGAGATTACGGGAAGTCCAACAAGCGATTGTTGCCGTATAAATCAATGCGAAACAGCGTGCCGGTATCAAAGGTGCTGTTGCCTAACAACAGCGTGACTACGGGTCTTAGGATTAAGTGGGCGTAACGAAATCACGTCTCTGGACACATAACCAGACTTTTCCTGCTTGAAGTAGGATAAGCATGTAGAGGTTATTGTTGAAATGATACAACACGCGAGTTCAATTCTCGCCGTTTCCATTTCCCCTGTTGTAAAACACATAAAGAAGTGCAAATAGGGTTCGTACTAGGTATAAAAGTTAAAAAGAAGCCAGTACATATACGGGAACGAATGGTATCGACTGGTCACGTAGGTGATAACTGCATGCGGTAGATGATATGAGGCTACCTAAAAACGTATCAAAACGTAAATGCAAACAGAAATGTTAGTTTGGCTGCGTAAGTAGTCATGGGGTTTGTCAGAACCTTATTACCCAATCTGGCGACTGCCTCAATGGACGATAGGAAAGTCACAACTCTGAAAAAGTTGCTATTCAGGTTCGAATCCTGATTGGGGCGCTAAACAATTAAAAAGAAAAGCAAAACAATGATTGAACAAACACTAAAATCCGATTATACTAATAGCCCGTTAAGATGGTAGCTACCCCGGTATGTATATATGTTCATATCGGGAGACTTTAGGTCTCCTTTTTTTACGCACTTTGTGCGATACAGGAAATATTATGAAAAATTATTACAAGGACTCTCCAGTCTAGTTTATTACTTAACTTAGGAGAGAAAGATGAAACACTACTATCGTAGTCCAAAAACAACACAAGAGTTACGTGCTAACCAAGAAAATTGGCACAGGGCAAAAAGAGGTAAAAATCTTATGTCCGATATTTATTGGGAATTTCCTGCTGTCCATCATGATAACTGTTGGAAAAACAAAAGGAAAACACAATATTGTCGTGAAAAAGACTTTACAAAGCGTTCAATTATACTAGAATACAAATACTTAAACGAATGGTACTTAACTGAGTATTTTGAGGAAAACAAAATCCCTTTTACTACTGAAGACATTATTGTTCGTGAATTTGTAGAAGTGGGCAGATTTTTTGGTGATCCGCGTTACGCAGTAGAGATTAACGGAATTATCAAATATGGTTATATATGGCGTAAAATTCTTGGAACTAAAGTCACTTGGTGGTACAATAAAGACATAGGACTCAAATACTTGCTAAAGCAAATTAGAAACACTAGGATTAAATTGTATTAACGGGATAATTCCCGTAAAAGATCACACGGAAGTAATCCGGTTGGATGAGGAGCTTGGTTGCTAACTAAGTAGGGCAGAAATGTCTTGGGGATTCGAATTCCTCTACTTCCGCTTACAATTCGGCAGGGAGGTCAATGGTGACAAACGGTCTTGAAAACCGTCGCTCTGAAATACGGGTAGCAGGTTCGATTCCTGTCCCTGCCGCTTAATATGCTCACTACAAAGGAACAAAATGAAAATAATTAAAAGAGGACAGACCGCCTCAGAAAGAATTTGGACAGGTGAATGTAGATCGTGTAAATCTATAGTGGAAGGGACTGAAAGTGAAATGAACGATATTCAACACGACATAAGAGAAGGAGGAAGTTTTTCTTGGAACAAATGCCCAGTTTGTAATAGTGGACCATACGGCGGGTTATTGATGTACCCCAAAAAATAAAACTCGGAAGATAAAATTTATGGAAAAGTGGTTGACATTCAGGATTAACATCATATAATAATGAGACAAGCGGGGCGTCAGTGGCAATAGCCTTCTAAGCTATCGACCTTAACGTGTCATCTGGAGGTCTAGGGTTCGATTCCCACGCCCCGCACTTTAGGAAAAGACGAGGACTAATTAATGGATATTTTTAAATTAGCAGACCTATACAACAAGTCTACAGGTAAAAAAGAAGGCAAACATCAAGCGTACGACTACACAATATGCGATTATTGTGGGGAAAAACTTACTGATGATGATTGTAGGCGTACCATTTATGAAATTCATGAAACAGCTATGATTGAGCCTTATTTTAGTGAGATAAAGATCACTGATAATATCGACCGATATGATTTTTTTAATAACAATGATAAGTTTCATTTTCATATTGGGTGTGAGGAAAAAGCTCTAATAGAATGCATTACTGAATTTCAGAAATATATGTACTACAAGCCTTTACTCCACTTATACCAATTAAAAGCAAACATGATTCGCAAAAAATTAAATAAAAAAGAGTTGACGGAAGAAAATATTAGGCTATAATAACTATATAACAACTAATCAACGGTAGGACTGAACATTAGCGAGTTCCCTTGACTGTAAATCAAGCGTCTAAGACTGTGGGGGTGCAAATCCCTCTCCTACCACTCACTGTCGTCTAATATCCTGACCGCTGGTTTGGTCGCCAGACAAGGACGCCACCGCAAAAGGTGGTAATGCGGGTATGGAATCCCGTCAGTGTTAAACCCGATGTTCGTCTGGCGGCGAGTTTGCTCTGATAAGGCAAATCCTATAAGGGGTGGTTCGAATCCACAATCGGGTATCGTAGGTGTGATTATTTCTCTGCGGGAAGACAATGTTAGAATTAGTATTTTGTGACGACAAAAGAAGCTAACGGGAAACAAGTATCAATGATCATATCTATTACGCTGTATCGTCCAATGTTAGGACATGCTCCAGAGGGGAGCAAGATTGTGGTTCAATTCCATGTGCGGCGACTCTTGCCTTTTGGCAAGTATTGGTCCTATAGCTTAATAGATAGAGCGTCCCGGCGGGGATGGTCGGGGTGCAACTCCCTGTGGGGCCGCTTTTATACCAGCGAATGTTCCGTAGAGGCGACTTTGACTCCAAATCAAGGTGGGCGGGTGCAACTCCTGCCGTTGGTGCATGGGAATATAGGATAATGGCAAATCCATCAGTTTCATAAGCTGACTATACGAGTTCGATTCTCGTTATTCCTACTTAACTTGCGATAGCAAGTATGATACAACGCAGATGGGAGGCATAGAGTTCTCGCCAGCCTCATAAGCTGGTTACTACGAAAGTAGTTGGTCGGGGCAGTACCGACATCTGCCACGGCTCGTTCGTCTACTGGAAGGACATTTAGGCTTTCAACTTAAAGAAATGGGTTCGAATCCCATACGAGTCATACAATATTTTTTACACCTTTGTAGTGAAATGGTATCACGACTGGCTGTTAACCAGTAATTCCTCGTTCGAATCGGGGTTAAGGTGCTTCGGGTTTTATCCCGCACGGAGTGTTGGTGTAATCTGGTAACACGCTTGATTGTCGATCAAGAGATTGCGGGTTCAAATCCCGTACACTTCGCTCAGACAAAGGTTAATGTAATAGGAAGCTAAATACCGTAGCCATCACACACAAATAAACACCAGACACGAAAGTGAGGTACTGGTGATAAAAAGTGCGACGTAGCCTATAAATATCGGAAACGACTGTATTCTTTGTTTTTATAACACCCCTTGATCGCTAGGGGAAGGAAATATATAGCGATACACGCTCTTGTGGTGTAACGGCTAACACATGGGTCTTTTAAACCTTCGATCCCGGTTCGAATCCGGGCGGGAGCATTAATAATACTGGCTGATTGATGTAATTAGAAACATGCTAATCTTGTAAATTAGTTATACAGGTGCAAATCCTGTATCAGCCTCTTACTTAAAAATTAGAATTTAAATTAATGGATTACGTTAACCCTTAACTAGTCATTTCGGTGGAGTCGGGTCCATTAAATATACTCTCGTAGTGTAATCAGGCTAACACGCTACATTGTCAATGTAGAGATTGCGAGTTCAAATCTCGTCGGGGGTGCTTGGGTGTAGGCTAATTTGGTAAGGGCTGAATTATGAAAAGAATTTGTAGAAAGTGCCAACAAACAAAAGATATAGAATATTTTGCTAATGCAGGAAAGATTAAAGGTGTGAAATATTGGAGGCATTACTGTAAAAAATGTTATTATAGTCAAAAACAAAAACGCAAAAAATCTTTACAAGATTGGTATATAAAATATAAAGAAAATTTAGAATGCTCACAATGCAAAAATGATGATTACAGAGTATTAGATTTTCATCATATGGACTCAACTAAAAAACTTTTTAATGTATCGGAAATGGCTAATGCTGGACATTCTATAGAAAAAATAAAAAAAGAAATTGAAAAATGTATCGTGCTTTGCTCTAATTGTCATAGAATTGAAACTTATAATAGTAGAAACAAAATAATAGAATAAACATTTTTTAAATAACGGGGTGTAGTCTCAATTGGAAGAGGGCTGGTCTTGGATACCAGAGGTTGCAGGTTCGAGTCCTGTCACCCCGACTATCAGATAAAGAGGGTTTTTTGAACGTCTACGTGGTGGAAATGGCAATACACGCGAAACTTAAAATTTCGTGCCTTCGAGGATTGAGAGTTCGAGTCTCTCCGTAGACATTATACGCCGGAGTGGTGGAAATGGAAATACACGCTGGTCTTAGAAACCAGTGCCGTAATAGGCTTGCGAGTTCGAATCTCGCCTCCGGTATTAAGTGAGCGTGGCGAAATTGGCAAACGCTAGGGAGGCATCCTACGAAAGTTGACTCTAAAGTTGGCAAGTAGATGTTGGTTCGAATCCAGCCGTTCACACTTATAAAAATTTAACAAAATTAGGAACAAAATGAGCATACTAAACATTGCTGAAATTCTTAGGATACAGGAATCTATTACCCCCGAATTTCCTTTGGATTTGTTAGCTCCCGGACATAAAAAGAAAAATTCAGTTGCGTATATTGATGAGGACGGAGAAGCAAAAATAGCAACTCCGGGCTATTATTTTACTGTCCCATTGTTAAAAATAGACGATATTGAGACAAAATTACTTGACGTAGTATTATTGGCATCAGAATTACATAAAGAGAATTCTACAAATTTAAATAACTTAATAGCAAAAATGAATTTGAGATTTAGACGTAATTCAGTACGTAGAGAGTTATCTACAATTTTGCACAACGAGACCAAAATGGACTCAATATATAAAGAAGTAAAATGTGATATTCCTAAAAATCATATAATTGGTATTGACAATTCGCGTGATTCAATTATAGTAGTTGTTCGAGGGGATAAAAAGGGGATCGCAATTTTAGACACCAATTCGATATGTCGCGGAAATTTATTCCCAGTTAGCTAACGAACTCAGTGAGCCACTACGTCAGGCTAGATATAATAACCTTGAGCAAATTTTTGAAAGGACAAAAAACTCAAAAGCTTGAAAAATTATTAAAAAGCAAGCTACCAAAAATGGCGTATCTATATATGTAGAAACATTTTACATAAATAGGTGAACATAATGAAAAAATGGTTATCAAATTCTGAAAGACAACTATTAGAAGAATGGATAAACAATACAACGCATCCAATGGCTGCAACTTTACCTGACGGAAGGGTTCTTTATTGTAATAAATCTTGGCAAAGTACGCTTGGATATACAGATATCGAATATCAAAATGGTGTCAAGTGGAGTGAAATAACTATAAACAGTAATGATCTAAAGCTGGATTCAGCTCTAGCGATAGAGACCATGAAGGGTGAAAGACAGTCCTATCAGTTTTCAAAAACTTATAGACATAAAGAACATTATCCGGTTTCTGGATTCATTTTTGTGCAAAGATTTCCATCAAAAGGCGGAGAAGAAGAATTTGAGTGTTTTTTAGTAAGTTTTCATCCTTCAGACAGTACCCACTTTTCTATGATCGAGGAAGTAAACAAGATAAATGAAAAGAACTACCATCTACTAAAAACACAAATAGAAACAAACAACAAGGTGAGCGAATCATTAAAACTTGTTCACGAAACAGTAGATGCGGTAAAAAGTATTTCAGAAAAACAAGTAAATAGAAAAACAATTGTTGACTTAATCTACAGTTTCGGATACACTATAAAAACATTCACTACAGAGAATAAAAAATACATGTACCCATTTTGGGGGGTATTGATTATACTAATACTCAATAAATACTTTGGTTTAGACTTGATATCTCCTTTACAAGATATGGGAATATTACCACAAAAATCGTATTCAGTAGAAGATATTGAGGCGATTAAGATTTTTTTAGAGAAGAACAATGAGGCACATTAGTTTCTGCTGGCAGAAATCTCAGACTTTCAATCTGAAGTTCACGGGTTCGATTCCCGTATGTGTCACTCGTAGCTTTAGCTATGCATAAAGTCTCATACAGCAAATTATTTAAAAAGAAAATCTGTAAAATTTTTTAATAATGAGACTTGTTTTTTTGCTTCTGGTTCCCACACTGGTCTACGAAGCCAGCGATATAAAACAGTGGGGTAGATATCAATGGGTGCAACTCCCTCCAGAAGTATTAAAGGATTTCATACAGCAATTTATTTGCATTTCACGCCGTAGGTTATTGGTTCGAGTCCAATCCTCATCGCTTTTGCTTTCAAGGTGAGGTAGCTCAATTGGTAGAGCAACGAAAAACGAAATCCGTATAAGATTACAATCAGCAAATTATAAAAATTTTTTTGGTAAAAATAAAACGTAATCTGATTTTTTAGGAACCTCACAAGGAGAACAAAATGTTTGACACAAAGAGAACAATTAAAAGAAAAAGCACGCAAACTTCGAACAACTCATTCGTCAACGCCGGAATGAAAAACTCCGCTCGTACACTAAGTGGTAACGGTGCGGAAAAATTTTCGACGACTGGAAACGAATATGTAGACCAGTTTGGTAAGCTTGGAGAATACAAATCTCCACGTAGATATTCCGATATCGCTAAAGATTGTTCTGTATTGTTCGCGGATAATCCGGAACTTTTTGTTAAGTTTACTATCTACATGAGAATGATTAGTCGTAAGACTGACATTATCGGGATGGGCATTAAGACTAAAGAGGCTCAGTCTGGTGCGGAACTCAAGCACGAATCAATCATGAGAATGATCTGGTTGCACCAAAAAGATGAAAGTCTTTTCTGGAAAAACATTGGACTCTTCTTATCGGCTGGGTCTTGTAAAGACCTGATTGTGATGTTGCGTGCTGACTTGGTTTACCATGACTGGTCTGGTAGTATTTTGAACTGGTCAAGGTTCGGTGATCTGCTTCTTTCTTTACTTGAGAATGACAAAACAGTCAACTTGATGAAGAAGTATTTGCCGCAAATCCGTTCTAACTCACAAGTTACAACAATTGAAGCTGAAGCAAATAACCAAATTGCTAAGTGGATTTGTTCTAGGCTATTCGGAAAGAAAAACGATGGCAGAACTTACAAAAAATACCGCAAACTTAAGTCTAGCGGAACCGCTCATGAGTGGCAGCAGTTGATTTCTCAGTCAAAATTTGACAAGATCGACTTTGCTAAAATTCATGGTCGTGCATTAAATCTTCTTGTTAGAAGCAAATTCTTGAAAAACCAAGGATTGTCAGATAAATACTCAGGATGGGTTGACAAAGAAGAAACAGTTAAGTATACTGGTTATGTTCACGAACTACTTTGTGAGCTAAATTTTAACCATGATGCGAATTTCACAAAGACTGTCGATAAGCAGTTTTACGAAATTGTTAATAAAGCTAAGGATAGCGAAAACTTAACTCGATTTATTGTTGTTCGCGATACTTCGTCATCAATGGAATGTACAGCAACCGGAACTAAGTATTCATCATACGATGTTTCTAAGGCGATTGCTTTATACTTCAACGAATTCTTGACTGGTGATTTTACTGATCACTATATTGAATTTGCAAATAAAGCGGCAATGAAAAAATGGAGAGGCGGAACGCCATCAGAAAAATGGCATAACGACAGAGGTAATTCTTATGGCGGAACAAACTTCCAAAGTGTTATCAGTCTTTTCTGCGACTTGTTAAACTCCGGAACTCCAGAAGCTGATTTTCCAGAAGGAATTCTGTGTATCAGTGACGGAGAATTTAATCCGGCAGATTTAGGAAAGACTAATGTAGAGTCTGCATTGCGAAAGCTAAGAAACGCGGGATTTTCAGACGACTATGTTAACTCGTTTAAGATCGTACTATGGAATATCCCTAATTCGTTTTATGGAGGAAGAAGTGGAACTAAATTCGAGACATTCGGAAATACACGAAACGTATTCTACATGTCTGGATACTCAGCCTCGAACGTGAAATTCATCATGGACGGAAAAATTGAAACTGCTGCGGACTTGTTCAATGCAGCAATGGATCAAGAGCTTCTGCATCTTGTAGAAGTATAAGAAACGGACCCTTGAACGTCGAAGTCATGTTTCCCGGCAGGGATAGCGGGGTATGCAACCCAAAAGTGATAGGACGTGACTGATAGGAGAGACTATCACAAGTCGCTGTAGCTCAACGGTAGAGCCTCCCACGTTTTACTGGGAGATGTGTGCGGTTCGATTCCCACCAGCGGCATTTTGTGATTGTAGTTTAATGAAAACGCAATATTGGTTATAGAGCCTCTCGTAATGTAGGATCAAGCCCTACCAATCACATATAGCCACTTACAGCAAATTATTAGCAATTCTCTGTAAAAGAACTTGTGGAGGTTCGAATCCTTCCGCCCCCATTAAAAACTACGGGGGTGTGATGTAACGGTAGCATAGCAACGCAAAAAAAAGTGGCTAGTTTTAGCAGTATTGGTATAATGGTATTACATTTGCTTGCCAAGCAAGAAACAGGAGTTCGATTCTCCTATACTGCATTTATGACTATGATTCGTGGACGGAAGATTGATCTGCAAAATCAGTTTCTGAGAGTTCGATTCTCTCCGTAGTCTTACCCATTAGTGTAACAGCAGCACGCAAAATTTTGGTTTTTGAAGAAAAAGTGCAAATCTTTTATGGGTATTTTTAATTTAGGATTTTAAAAGGAGAATATTATGGCGAGAATTGCACAAGCACACATGGAAAATCGTACAGTCATTGTTGAAAAAGATAAGCTTTTAGAAAAACTGCGTTACAACAAAGAAAACCATATCGGTGAATACAAAGAAGCTGTAAAAGGATATCGTTCAACATTGATGTCTAATTTAGAAAAAGCAAAAATCACAGCAGAAGAAACACTAGCCAAAAACTATAAGAAAATGGAAAGTAAAATTTCTGAAAGCTCTGATAAAGAACTTGAAAAGTTTCCAGAATATGTTAACTTAGTTAGTGCAATTGAATTCCGAAACCCTGTTCCAAAAAATTATTCAAAAGAATATGATTCAATTATTAATATTATTGAATGGGATACTCGTAAAGAGATAGAACTAACTCAACCAGAATTTGTTTGTTATATCGAAGATGAATGGTCTTGGTCTTCACACTTCGAAACAATCAAAATGTCGTATTGTGGGTAATCGGAGTTTTTAGCGGGATTGGTCTAGTCCGGTCTACGACGCTTGGTTTCCATCCAAGAAACAACGGTCCAAATCCGTTATCCCGCACTTAAGGTAATTCTTTAAATTTTTCAAAAAGAAAATTCAATGACTCAAAACACATTACCATTCACTATTGATGATTTTGGAGGAATTGATAATATTTATGTAGACCAACAAAGAGACAACAACGGCTTTGTACAAGCCTTCTATACTCCGGGTGGAATACGAATACTAGACGGTCGATTTTCCGAAGAAATTAGAAACTTTGATGGTAATAAGGAGGACTACAAAGAGTTACGTTCTAGAATTCGTAAAAATCCTCATCTGCATTCTGTAATTATTCAAAATTTAGTTGAGAATCTTGACAGAGTATGGGATGAAATTAACGGCGTATAATACCTAGCGGCTATGGTGCTTCCCTTACAAGGAAGAGTTCGGGGGTTCGAGTCCCTCTACGCCGACTTTATTCTGCAACACTAGGAGCAAAATATGGACTGGATGATCATTATGATCTCATTGTTAATATTGAGTTTATTTTTATACTTATTGACGGTGAGGTACGGTAAGATTGACTTTTACTTTGATACTTTTTTATGGGTTGTTTTTCTTGCAATTATTCCAGTTGTAAATTTAATTCTTTGCTTTATATTTATAGCTGAATTATCTTTGATTTTTAAAGTAGAAGATAAAATCAATAAATTAGTAAAATACGGAAGAAAATAGGGGGCTATGGTGAAATTGTTTATAATAAACTATAATGAAAAAAGAGGAAAAACAAAATGAAAAAAACACTAGATGTTAGAACTGTTCAAGACGCTAAAGAAAAAATCAACGATATTGAAGTAGTTGGTAACGGGGATATGTTCCAGTTACTATGCAAAGCATCTTCAAAGTCACAAGGATGGATGAAATCAGCAAAGGCAATGGAAACTCCTATGGGGTGTGTAGTTCAAGTCACTACTCAGCAAGGAGATAATATAGCGGAAGCATTAACTTTTGTTCCCGGTGCAGTAATTGCAGACGATGTAAATGGTGGGAAAACATTAATTAGCTCATGAATGAGGGGAGTCCAAAAGGTTGGTGTTAATACTTGCAATATTGACTAACGGGAGCATTACCCGTACTCTCCACTGTATACGAGATGGATATTGGTTTGCCATACCTGACTGTGAATCAGGGGTCTTCGGACATGCGGGTTCAATTCCCGTCGTATACCTACTTGTATTTTTTATGTGAACATGGCGAAACTGGCAGACGCACACGGCTGATGATTGTTAGATATTATGTACTTCAGCACAGTTATTTTGACCCCCACGGGTTGCGAAACGACGCCTTAGACCCTTCCTTGACGGGAAATTTGCGACGAGTCAAGAGTTTGACCTGTAAATGCGAGACTGACAATGTAGGTTCGAATCCTACTGTTCACAATGAGACCTAGCTTAAGTATTGGTAAAGCATCCGATGATCACGGAACGTATGGAGTCTCGATAGCTCCGGTCTCAACTTTAACTGGACAGCACACCAGTATTTTTTAAGCCGCAGCAATGTGGCTTTTTTCGTATGTTTAATGAAATTAAGGAAAGAAGCAATGTTCTAGACTCACCCGTATGTGTATATTTTTACACGAAAAGACTTGACAACACCACAGATAGCGGTACAATCGTGCCACGCAGCCATTGAGATGTCTCAGAAGTATAATTTGACTGAACACCCGTCTGTTATACTGATCGCCTCTAGGAGCGAAGCTAGGCTGCTTAGAATACAACAACACCTAAAAGAAGAAAACATAGGATTTTCGGAATTCCGGGAACCTGACATCGGACATCAACTAACATCCATAGCAACAGAACCTATACTGGATCAAGCGACTAGGGACAAACTAGGAAAGTACCAGCTATACTCATGAAAAGGACATTAATTTTAAACGTGGCGTATCAGCCTTTAACAGTCATCAATGTAAGAAGAGGTTTGCTGTTATCTTTTAAAGATAATGGAATGAGAGTCCTGTCTTATTACGAAGAAAGTATTTGGTCGGAAACTCAGAGCTTCGCTCTACCAGCAGTAATGGTTTATCCGAAGTTCATCAATCCCCACAAGAACAGACAACCTACTAAGAAAACTATCTTGTCAAGAGATAAGTATACGTGTCAATACTGTAACGCCGAACTAACTAGAGCGGACGCTACCATTGACCACATAACGCCCGTAAGTAAGTTTGATAACAAAAAAGAAGCAAACACATGGGAAAACATGGTAGCTTGCTGTAGATCATGCAACGCCAAGAAGGGAGACAAGTCCCTAGCTAAATGCGGTTTACATTTACAGAGTAAACCAAGAGAGCCTATTTCTTTGTTAAATATCCATAACCCCCCTAAAGAATGGAAAGAGTATGTCTATTAATCAATATATTGAGTTTACTTTTATACTGTCATTAATTATTTTGACTCCTATTTATGTGTTATTCGCTTTTGTTAACGTGTATCATGCTAGAAACGATAATAATATTACTAAAATATTAGATAAATACAATTTTCTCATTTTCGCTTCAAGCACGGCTACTCTACCAATTGAAGTGTTTCTTATGCTTGTCGTTATGCTATTCGCCTGCTTAATCTTTTGTTTAGCGTCGGGGTTTTTTGTGCCTCTTGGTATTATACTATTGATTATGTGGAAAATATATTCTACTGTAGAGAAATCAATTAACAAGCTTATGCAGGAAGAGGAATCAGAATGATATGCAGGTAAAATTTGAGAACTGGACCCTGTCTTTGCAAAAAGGCGGGGTTCTTGCAAAAAATGACAAGAAGAAAAAGAAAATCTCTATTGCAAAATTCGAAGAAGACGGTATGATATGTCTTCCAAAAGAACTATTAATTATGATCAGGAAAGAACTGCGACACGCAAATACATTTGATAGATTTATGGACAAGTATTATGAACAGCAAGACAATAGTGGTGTGTAGTGGCTATTTTAACCCGCTCCACTCTGGACATGTTGATTATCTAGAAGCAGCAAAGTCTCTAGGTGATTATCTTGTGGTAATTATTAATAGCGACCACCAAGTAAAACTTAAAGGATCAAAGGCTTTTATGGATGAATTTGAAAGAATGCGAATCGTAAAAGCATTACGGTGTGTAAACGAGGCTATTGTGGCGTATGATAAAGGGGTGGGCGTCGATTCAACTATAGAGTTTGTATTTGATATTTATTCTAATAAGTACCAAACTTTAAATTTTATATTTGCTAACGGCGGAGACAGAAACCCGGACAACAAAAACTCAAAAGAAAACAAAGTCTGCGAGAAGTACGGCATTAAACAAGTATTTAACGTAGGTGGCAAAAAAACACAATCATCAAGCAAGTTATTGGAAAACATATGAATAAATGGGATAAGAGATGGCTAAGATTAGCTAAGGAAGTCAGCACTTGGTCAAAAGACCCATCAACTCAAGTTGGTGCAGTTATAGCGGAACCGTTCGAGAAGAGATTAGTCTCTATTGGATATAACGGTTTTCCAGCAGGAATTGAGGATAGTACAGAAAGGCTTCTCGATAGAGAAGTCAAGCTAGAACTAACTATTCATGCGGAAGAGAATGCGTTACTTGAGGCTAAAAAAGACCTAACCTTTTGCACACTATACACTTACCCTATGATGCCATGCCATAAATGCTGCCCTAAAATTATTCAAACCGGAATTACAAAAATCATTTCACCAAAATATACTGGTGGAAAATGGGATGAGTCATTTGAAAAATCACGAAAATTACTAAAAGAAGCACACATTCAACTCATAGAGGTAGATCAAGATGAATTTATATGACGAAATACTAGCGGAATCCAAAATCGAAAACGTAGTTAGCGGATCACAATCAAATCTAAAGAGGATTATCTTAGAGGAAACTCTATCTAAGGGTGTTGAGTGCATCAATCACCTGCATCCAGAGGTAATCAAAGCATATTCTAGGAGCAAAAGAACAAATAAAAGAAAAGAGCTAAAACGCCGACTCAACGACTATATCTACAACAACATCGACGAAACCAAATTCAACGATGGCGAACCAGTTGGTTTTATACAAGGGTGGGTTCTTAGTTGGATTGTTAGCTCTATCGTTAAATGGGTAATCGCAAAAATCTTAGAAAGAACAATCAATGCTTGAAAAAATTCAAACTGCCGCAATTCTTATTCTGTTTTCCCCATTCATATTATTCTCGGCAATAGTATTCTATTCGTGTCTACTTATAGACTGGATTAAATTAAAACTTAAGAGATGAAAATCCTTCGTTTCTTTCTAAATTCACTGAGCCAGCGGTTAAACTACCGTTTGGCTTTTTGTCGTTAAGGATTATCCTCTTGCCCGTAGGAAGCCCCATAACCAACTGATCATAGAATATACCAGCTTCAGCCAATTGACGCACCGTGGTCGATCTCGTGCCTTCTGGACGTGCCGTAGTGATGACGAGGTAGTAATCCTTTGATCTCCATTCTATAATCTTATCGAGAACACCATCATTAAGCTCAATAGGATTATCAAGCATCGAAGAAAGTGTCTCCTGATGTTTAGCTATAGTGCCATCAATATCCATAAAAATAGTTTTTCTTTTAACTGACATGTATAATCTCCGATCCACCAAATGAAAAATCAATTGGTATGTATTGTTTTTTGAATTTTTGTTCTATTAATTGTTTTTGTAAATTAGTATTTGTTATTCCGACTATAAAGCCCGATCCGCCAGCACCTATCAACTTACCGCCAATCATTCCGTCTGAATATAACTCGTTCATTAGATTACCAACATGATCAGAACAGATAAGAGGAGAAAGTTTCATTTTTTCTTCCCATGAGAGCTTTAACAATAACGCCAAACGATCTATTATCTTATCAATATCTTTTATTTTATTAATCCAATGGTAAGCCTCTTCCGCTATCCCCTGAATCTCGTTAAGGTAATTTTCGTTGCTTTCTTTTTTATATGTTTTTGATATCTCGTAGGATTGTCTTGTCTTACCAGTGTAGATCATAAACATGCGAGACAAAAACTTCTTACGCCTCTCGTGAGTAAGCAAAGGAATGACTTCAAATCGACCGCTATTATAAATCTGTATAGCATTGAATCCGCCATAAGCCGCCCAAATTTGATCTTGAATTCCACCAGCTTCGTTTAGCAGTTCTCTTTCTATATTAATAGCTGTTAACGCTAGATATTCTTTACTTATTTTTTTATCACTCATAGCACAAATACTATTGATTAAACCTACAATAAAAGAAGAAGATGAGCCAATCCCTGTTTGTGCTGGAAGATCACTGAAATGGCTTATCTCCATAGCGTCCTTAATATTATAATGATCAAGAACCCCCCTTACTCCATTATGTTGAATTTTACTATTGTCATCAACCTGTTCTGTTTTTGAGTATGTGACCTTAGTATGATAATTAAACATACTTGGAGTTTCCCTTACCCCTAAATAAGCGTACTTATTAATAGTAAAACCAATCAGAGTAGATTCATACTTAGAATAATACTCCTTGTAATCAGTTCCACCACCAAACAAAGAAATCCTAAATGGAGTTTTTGAAAAAATCATTAGTAATTCCTCAATTGAGTCTTATCATCCGGACAAACTTCCTCATAAAAATATTCAAGCTGTGCTATAAGTTGTGGAAATATTAATTCATTATTGCACAAAGGATAAAAACCAATATCATAAAGCTTTTTACTACTGACCATATAATCTCTTTTATCGGGGTCTGTTCTGTCGCTAACCTCCGTAAAGCTTCCATTAGTAACATCACAAATAGTTGAGACCAATTCTTTCTTTGTCATATTAAGATTGTCCGCACCTAAATTAAACACCTGCCCGACCATCTTATCTTTATTATCAATAGCAAACAAAAACGCTCTAGCGACATCTGATACGTAAACATAATTACGTCTATAATGACCATCAAATAATTCAACCGGACCATTCATAGATCGGTGGACCATATCATTCACAAGCAAATCAACTCTGGTTCTATGAGATATTCCAAAAACGGTCGCTAATCTAAACACGATAGAATTTTTGTGATTTGCTAATAGATACTCTTCCGCACGTTGTTTAGTTTCCCCATAAAGAGATAATGGTTTAGTCGGAGTCTCTTCTGTGCAAATACCTTCTACTGAGCCATATCCGGAATTAGTATTTGGGTAAATGATCAATTGATCATCTCTAACGGAGCCAGTTAGTTCTTCTATAAAAATCTGATTCAAGACTAAAGCTTGTTCTTTGTTCTTGTCACAAAGTGGAGCACCAACTAAAGCGGCTAAAGGAATAATTACATCTGCTCTTATAACTTCTTTTATTAGATTATCAGACCATTCAGTAACGTCCTCCTGATAAAACTTAACTCGCTTTCTAGAAAATAATTTACTAATACTTGCAATTGAGTTATTTTTATATTGTATATTGTCTTGATCATAGTACAAGTTATCAAATACTACAATATTATGTACATCACTAATATGTGATATTAATTTCGTGCCGATATATCCGGCTCCACCAGTTATTAAAATGTTCACGTACTTTTCCTTAATCTGTATGAATCCGAATCTTCGTGATACGTTGATGCTTCAATAAATTCACAGTGCATTTTTGATGCCGACGAAAATGTATGTAATGTATATCTATCTATAGAAAATGACTCACCTTCAGTTAAAGTATAGTTCCAAGGACTGTTATCAAATTTATACAAAATAGCAGTAAGTTCATCATTAAGGTTTATGCCGTCAAAATTTTTTAATACTTCAATATCTTTTTTATCTGGCACAAAAACTTTTAAAAAAAACGAACCTTTTGTAATATAGAATGTTTCTTTCTTTTTTTTGTGAAAATGAACTGAGCAAAACTTTTTCGGCAGCACATGCAATAGCTTACAACAATATTCCGAATTGTTCTCTATCCATTTCTCATACCCCCAAGTTTTCATTACAGTGTGCATTGAGATAGTCCTTCTTTAAGTGCTATTTTAATTCTATCTATATTTTCTTCAGTCAAATATTGATGGCAACCTATATGAATACCATTATCGCCAATCCACTCGGCAGCGGGAAAATCACCCAAAGAATATCCCATATCTGAGAACGCTTTATGTTGAGTTGGAATACATCCAAAATTTCTCTTATGATGAATATTGTATTTATCCAAAGTGGTTTTTATAATATTAATTCTTCCAGTATCTACACATGTGACGCTAAAACCATGAGGACAATTAACATCGCCACTTTCCTGTTCAGAGAAAATTGCCACATCCTCAAATCCGCGACATGCTTCTCTAATATCTAGCATTGTTTTATGTCGAGTATTAAAAGTTTTCCAAAAAACATCTATCGCCTCAAGACCAATAGAAGCCTCCAAGTCATTCATCTTAGAATTAATACCAGTTCTTAAATGATTAAAATAAATTGAGTCATGAGGTCTTCCATGAGATCGTGTTGATTTTATTATGTTGGCGTATTCTTGAGTATTGCACGAAACCATTCCGCCCTCACCACAGCAAACGAGATGAGCAACGTAGAATGAATATGTTGATGCATCACCCCATTTGCCTACCCTAATGCCCTGATAGGACGCACCATGAGCTTCTGCGGCATCCTCTATGACTTTAAAGCCATAATCTTCCGCAATTCCACAGATAACATCCATTTCACACATTTTACCCATTGTATGAACGGCAATAATAGCCACAGTCTTATCTGTGATAGCGGATTTAATTTTAGACACATCAATGTTGAGAGTCTCAATATCTACATCAACAAATACAGGAGTAAATCCGGCAGCACGTACAGCATTAGAAGTTGCTATAAAAGAAAGTGCTGGCACAATAATTTCATCACCACGTTTTGCACCAAAATCGTATAATGCTAAACATGCATTTATTACAGCATCCGTACCAGAACTTACGGCGACACTATCCTCGTAATCAAAAAGATCATTCCACTTTCTTTCAAACTCTTTAACTTTTGGCCCACCAGATACCCAATTGGTTTCACAGCAATGTTTTAGGTTATCTAATGCTTTTTCGCCTATTCTGACTTCACCGAATTCTATTCTATTCACCATCAAATTCCTTTGCTGTGTTTTCAAATATTTTTACTAACTGAGGACTCATGCCAAATCTGTCGGCGTTAACCTTAATTGACTTAAGAATATTTCCGGTATTATGTCTTTCACTAGCAGCTTTCCAGTCCACAAACATTTCAATCAAGTCCATCAAACTCATATCATTAATTCCTTTTTCGTAATGCTCCGGATGATGAGAATTATTTGCATAATGATGATTTAATGCGACTTGCATCTTTTTTAGATAACCATTGTATTCATCACTTCCATATTCACAATCCTTTAATTTATCTGTAAACTCTGTAAATAATTCAACTTCCGGCGATTCTAGTTTAGACTGATCATGTTTTTCAGCACGCACTAATAGTTTAGATATAGTTCGACCCAAAAGATTACGAACTCTTTCAATATGCCTAAAAGTATGATAATTTGTAGATTCTTGTTCTTGTGTTAACATTATTTTTCCTTTAAAAATTCCTTAATCTCTTTAATACTTGCTCCAATAATACTACCGTTTTTTCCAGCGGATTGAATTGAAATAATTTTATTGTTTGATAATATAGCCGACCCCGACATTCCAGAAACACCAAACCCCTTAAATGAATACAGTTCGTGACCATCCGCTGTAGCAACCACCGGACTGTATGTAGCCTGAATAATTTTTCTATCCTTAAAAGAATACCCATATATAATACAGTTGACATTCTCAACAGAATCACTTATTTTAACAGAATCTACTATTATAGTAGCCCTGTTCTCAACGGATAGCAGCATTAAATCCCTAGAATGATCTATTTTTTTAATTTTAGCCGGAAGGCTTATGTATTCTTCACCGTTAAAAAACTTAACATTAATACGTTTTGACTCGTTAAGCATAACCATGTGCGAACACGTTAGAACTTCAATAATTTTTCCGGACTTAATTACTACCCCGGAATGATTATTCCAATTTTCATCTAATATTTGGACATATGGTGATTCGGCATATGCACCTACGGTGCTAACAAGTAAAAGAAAAAGCACACAAAAATATTTCATAGCAACCCCTTTATATAATCATAAATCTTATTAGCGTCCGGAGGAAGATTATCTAAATGTTTAGCAAATCCCGCCGATTTTTTCTCTAGTCCTAGTGGGAATATGTTTAATTTGATATCACTTTCTTTTTGTATGTTATAAGCTATATTAGTAGCAACACCCTGAGAATAGTCATCATCTAAAACAAGTGATACTTTAGCTTGTGCCGCAGCTTGAACTTCCTCGTCTTGAGCGTGATCTGTAAGTTTTCTTTGATGATATACGGCGACATTGATACCTTCGTCTTGTAATCTCTTCGACACCTCCATCGCCGCAAGTCTAGTTATAGAAACAGGATACAAACACACGTCCGGTTTTTCAAATGTAATGTTATTTAATTCATAATCCACGTCATATGCTCCGCGATGCTCTGAAACATAGTAGACAGAATCATCCTGCATAAAATCATCATACATAGACTGATATTCGCCCGGAGTCATTGGCGAATATATCTTGATCCCCGGCATTCTATAAAACGCACTATGATGAGAACTTCCGGCAACAGGACCGATAGCACCTTCCATCGCAATAGACCGCACTAAAATAGGACAAGGGACACCCCACATCTCTTTGCTTTTTGCGGCATAATTAACTATACTAATCATATTGTACCAAGAAAACCCCTGATACCTAATGACGTAGATCGGTCTTTTCCCCATAAGACCGCCACCAACAACAAAAGCGCCACCAGCAACATCAGCCATTGATAGCTCAACTATTCCGTGGTTATCCTCCATATCCGGAACTGTTCCACCAACATTCCCAACAGCAGTGAGGCATTGACCATACAGCAAATTACCGTCAAGTAAATGCTTCTTTGTTATCTCAGATATTTTGTCTTTTAGTTTCATAGTAACCTTAAAGCCTTTTCCCATTGTTGATTAATAACATTCTTAAATGGAGTTAAGTCGTAATCTCTTAGATGATCATATTGATCTCCATCAGTTCCGGCTCCAGAATGCCAATACTTTCTAACCGTCTCAATATTGAGAAGAACCGGACCTTTAAAGAAATTTTGTGAATACTTAATTATCTGCTCTTGTGTATCTATTATAGAATAAGACTCTACACCCATAGCCTGAGATACCGGTGCTATTTCCCAATTTCGCCTAACGGATTTTTCTGTTAAGATAGAAAGATTATTATCCTCGACAACGAATAAAATAGGAAGGTTGTGAGTCGCCGCCCATCCATATGACGACAATGCATAATCCTCTTCGGCTGCGGCATCACCGGCAAAAACAATCGTTGGCTGCTTAGAGGCATGGCACGCCCCTGTACCTATTGGGATATTGCTGCCCATCATACCATCGTGACCAAACATCTTTATTTTCTGATCATGAATAGATGCCGATCCACCCATACCATTAGAGCATCCAGTTGGTAGACCTAACAACTCATGAATGAGACGTATATAATCGCCGCCAAAAGATATATAAGTAGAGTGACACCTATGTTGAGCAAATATCATAGGTTTGATATTCATTTTTTCACAGATGCTACTTATCACTGCGGGAATTATTTCTTGTCCAGCAGAAAGATAAACCGGAATATTTATATTACCTTTTTTAATCTGATCATACAAACAGTCCTCAAAAGACCTACAAAATAAAGCCCTTTTTATAATTTTATTTTTATCAATTTTTAGCATATTGTAATATACTCCGTGTCAATTAAATCAAACTTGTCAAGGAGTCTTTTGAGTGTGTTAAATTCTAGAACATCACCAGCTTTGACAATCATATCGTCACCACACTTAAGCCCTCCTTTAGTAAATATGAATAACTTAGCCCATCCTATTTCTTTTTTATTTGTTACTTTGTGATAGTTAAACTCCGACAAATTAAATTTGCAAGGTCTTGAAAGGTCTAACTCAGAAGGTTCTTCCGATGATTCTTCGTAGTCTGAATTCCTATTATACTTATCCTCAAGCCTTACTAAATCCGTCTTATTATTAGGAGCTTCTATTTCTAACAATACGGCATCACCATTCATTGCAGTAGATTTATGAAATAATCCACGACGAAGCATCGTTTTTTCTTCACTATATTTAATAATCCTGTGATTCATAAAGTCAATAGCCACAATACCTTGCAACACAATCAACCCCGTTTCTTTATTTGGATGACAGTGTAAGGATGTAGATTCCCCGCTCTTAATACGAAGAATCCATATTCCTACTTCATCATTCTCGAAAGCAGGATACTCGTAACCCCAAGGTTTTTTAACTATCAATTGACTCATACCCAGCTAGTAGCCATTCGCCCATAAAATCGTAATGAGGGCAAGAAACTAAATTACCATCAACAACAACATCGTCATGACTATATGTAGCACCGGCATTTTCTATATCTTTTTCGATAGCATAATACCCGGTTATAGTTCTTCCTTTAAGAACATCTGCCGTAATCAGCAGTTGAGGACCATTACACAGGACAAAAGTCGGCTTATCGGCATTCATCCATTTTTTAACAAACTCAACCGCTGGATTATTCAATCTTAATTTTTCAAGAGCTTTAACGCCTCCGGGAATAATTACTAAATCGTAATCATCTACACTCTTATTGTAAAGCGAATCGCATGGAATATCACAATTGATATGACAGCCTAGTATTCCAAAAATTTTTCCGGGTTTATTTGCTGCTACAGTTACTTCGTACCCATGCTCTTTAGCAGAATAATATGGGTAAATAACCTCATGGTCCTGAAATTTTTCCCACGTAATAATCAAACATTTTTTCATTTAATCACCTAACAATTTTCTTTTGAGTTTTATTGATGTCATCTTGTTTATGTTTTCTACGGATTTTTCACCATACTTCTTATTCATTCTATTAAGAACGCCGGGATTTGTAAAGTACGAATCAAAGAAATAATCACGAAATTGTAAAACTTCTTTTGAAGTTAAAAATTCTGTACTATCAGGAATATGATCATAACTTAAGAAACCAAACTCAGAATATTTTTCTGGCAAAAATCTCCCCTCTTGTTTAGCCTGCAAATACAAAGGACTCCCCGGCAACGCTGTAGAACAGTAAACGTTCATATTCGCTAAATCCAATTCAAATGCTAAATTCATTGTTTGCTGCATTGTTTCATACGAATCACCTTGCAATCCTACTATAAAATTTCCACCAACCCCTATATCGCTTTTATTTATTTCATCAACAATATCCCTAATGTTTATTTCCTTGAATCTGCCTTTGTCTATCTCCTGTCTTACTGTTTGATTTGCAGACTCTATACCTAAAGCCAAATGCCTAACACCAGCTTCTCTTAGAGTTTCAAGATAATGAGGCTTTGCTGTATCGACACGACTATAAGCCCAAATATTAAAATCAAGACCCCTTTCTTTTATTAATTCGCATAATCTCATAAAATGCTTTGGTCTATAAACAAACATTTCATCAGCAATTTTTAGATTATAAACGCCATTCTCGGATAAATACTCTAGTTGTTTAATTGTAAACTCTGGATTCCAATATCTAAAGATATTAAAGTCAGCAGCGGAATACTTTTTATCTTTTGTGTCATTTGATATTCTATTGATTGAATTAATCATACAAAACGAACATCTTGAAAAACACCCAAGACTAGTATAAATACTGGCAAACGGAGAAGTCCCGCCTTTAAAATTAGTATGCCACGGACTAGTTCTGTACTTATCAAGAGAAGGCATTAAGTCATAAGCTATACCCGGCATATCTTGTTCTAACATATCTTGAGGAACGATCATCTCCGGAGGATTCATTACTATTTCCCGTTCCTCATTTTTCCAATAAATACCATTAACGCTTTTTAGCGACTCATCGGACAAATCTGTATTAAGTAAATTTTTGAGAGCATAAATTCCTTCATTACAAAAAACGATATCAATATCTTCATGTTTTTCTAAAGTTTCGTAAGGCAGGGCATTAACGTGAGGACCGATAAATGCTATCTTTTCTCGAACCCCATAATCACGTAAACTTTTAGCAGCTAAAGTAGCTCCGTGCATTGCTGCTGTCGAAGCATTTGGATTCTGCCCCGTAGCAACAAATAAAAGAAAAGCAGGATCAATCGACTTAATATCACATGCAAACTTATGAGCGGAGGGCTTCTCTATCTCCATATCGTAGATTGTAACTTTATGCCGAGACCGTACCGCGTTTGCTAAAAGACCAGCCCATATATTCGGCTCTTTTGCTGAAAAATCTTTTTTTAAATCCTGATACAAACTTGCTGAACTAGGATTAATTATTAGTATGTGCATTTATTTTCTCAATATCTTTATTTAGGTCTTGATTTGTATAATTATTATAATGTCTGGATTGGTTTTTATCAGACACATAAGCGTGATCAAAAATATCGACACTAATATTGCAAAACTGTGGATTGTCAGCACCAAAAATAACTGATGACAAAGCTATATCGGCTCCGGGACCAGATATCTGTGGAGGCATAAAATATCCAAGTGCGTTAATTAACGATCTTGTTAAAACCGGATAACACGCATATGGATGACCTAAAGATTCTTCCCAGTCTTTTTTTGCATTTCCTATAGACCAAGACTCTTTACAAATACCATAACCAATACCTTTACAGAAATTACTATGCATCGTATCATTTATAATGATGTCAAAATCTTTCGTCATTACCTCGACATCGTCATTTATAGAAATAACATAGTCACCACTACACGCATTAGATATTGGGTTTAATAGATACTTATGCCTATTTCCTGATTCTTTTGACGAGGCTGTTTTAGCTCCAAAAAATAATCCTATTTCATTTGTTAGTTCGTCATCATTGTCATAACCAACCCATAAATCTATATTTGTGCTATTATCAACTATTGATTTTAAGCATCTTTGTAAGATAGAGTGCCGGTTTTTACTCACAACTATTACTGATAACATTATAAATCCAAAAAACTAGGTGCTGACATGTCTCGTTCAGAAACAAGCGTTTTGTTAAGACGCCTCCATTGTGGATTTATTGTTTCATCATTATAATACACGCTATATTGTCCTCCGAGATTATAATACTCGCTCCATTTATAATGTAGCACACATTCTTCTGATAAACACTGATGACCATTAAGATGTCGCGGCGGAACAAGAATGGAGTTACAAAAATCATCTTCTGAATTCAAATGGTACTTTTGAGTTATTTGTTTATCCATGTCAAATACTACTAAATCAAACACTCCATGAAGACATGTTATTAGTTTATAAGTTTTGTCGTCACCATGAAATCCGCGAATCACGCCTTTTTTAGAAACGGACACCTTATCCTGAACAAATTTGATCGTCGGAAAATCAGATTCATTATAAGTCGTATATATTGATCCGCGATTTTCTATATGTTTAGAATATTGTCGTGTTGATGATGGCATAATTAAGTTCTTCTTTGTTTGAATAAAAATACTTTTTAACTGAGTCTATTAATTCTTGTTTGTGTTTTGGTATTCCGTTAGAATAAGCCGAATCATCATGAAGCATTATTTTGCCACATTCTTCGTAACCTAATCCGGCGCTAATAGCCTGCGGATCATGAATAAAATCTCTAGCATCCCTGCCATAAAGTAAATTATTCCAAGGAGTTCTATGTACTGGCGACCAATGGGGTTGTGACGATGATGGACCGTCAACGGCTTTATTGTGATGAACAATTACGTCCTTAATTATTTTCCATTTTTTCTCCACGCAGGCATTAAGAAACGAAAAAGTGCTTTCAGTACAATAAGCGGCAAAAACATCAGGAATGACTAGACCAAAAGTATCTAATATATCTCTAGAAAATAGCTGACAATGAAGATTGATGCCTTTTCCAACAGGAATCTCTATATCTTCTTTTACCTGACTTATGTCACTATCTTGCTTTAACCCAATAGACTCAAAACCAGTATCAGTATCTGTTTGAACAGAAACCATAGAACTGTCAGAAAGCCTTTCTACCATTTGACTTAGGACGGAAGTGTCATCACCTAAATCAACTCCAGAATCCAAGAAAAAGTAAGCATCACAATCTTTACCAAACTCAAGAACCGTCTTATTAAAAGTGGTATTAACTATATACCTATCTCTATATAAACAAACAATAATCTTATCGCCAAATTTCTTCTTTAATCTTCGCATACAGTCTTCCGAATTAAGACACGAAGAAACAACAACTTTTTGGTTTTTATAATCTTGTCTTAAAATACTTTCAATACACTGAATATACCAATCAATTTTATCGCCATTAATTCCGCATGTATTATATACTGTTAAAATTTTCATTCTTTCTCCAAGCTTGCAAAATAGACACCTTCGTGATAACCGTATCCGGCTCTAAAGGTATAATCATCTGTTATTTTTAAATTCAAGTCTTTAATAGACTGCTGCACAGCATCAACAACTTCGGGAGACTTTTCTATATCATAGTCGTCAACTATGTAAATAAATCTATCATCCATATTATCAATATACTTAACTAAAGCGTCATACTGGTCCTGCCAACCATGAGGTCCGTCAAATGTATATACGTTGAATTTTTTGTCGCCAAGAAGATTAGGAACCCAGCAATCACTTTCAATTATCTCAACAGTATTCTCACCCCTATTCTCATTAAGGCGGTCCATAAATACTAATCTAGAATCTTGTGATGACCAGTTTTGGCTCCAGTTATCTATTCCAACCGCTTCAATCTTATTTTTATACAAAGCTGCGGAGAATATTCCACCGCGATAAAGACCTATCTCCAAATACCTTATTTTAAAATTAGAACAAATATTATTAACTATATTTCTAATGTCGTGACCAGTCAGGTCACCATCGCTTATTTTGCCACCATTCGGTAGTTTTGAAGCTTCTTTATCCATAGCATTATAAAGGATATTTTTCATCGACTATTCCATTTTATAAATTGTAATGTTGGGTCCGCAAAATACTCTTTAACATAAGTATTGAAAAATTCAACAGCGTTTCTAGAGTATTCATTAATTACATTAATTGGCAATTTTGATATTTCGTTTATTGCAGCACTATCTATTCTATCCATTTGAAAGTAAAATGGCTTATTAAAATCATGACCAAAACATATATTATCAGAAATTACAATAGGAATCCTGCCATAAAAACATGATTCCAAAAATCTAACCGAATCAACACCTGTTCCCCTCGGACATAAACTGAATGTTCCGCCTAAAATATTTTCGGCAAATTTATAATGATCCTTTTTATCATTTGACGACCCTTTCCATGAATGAGTAAATTGAATATTATTATCAAAACCATTATCATCAAAAAAACACTTCATTTCATTTCTAACTCCGTGTGGGTCTGGCAGTCCTCGAAACGAAAAAACGCGATTGTAATTAGGATGATAAAACGCTTTTTTCTTAACAAGGCTCATTAGATTCTTAGAAAAGGTCGGGCGAACAAAAATATTATGCAAGTATTCACTATAATTAGACTTAACGCCATTCATTATAAATTTACATCCAGTTTTAAATATCTCTTCTGGAACATCACGATACGCCCAATCACCTTCTATATCTAGAATATGTCTTTCTGGACATTTATTAAAATTCTTAAAATTAGTTTCTAAATAATCTAGACTTAGTTTAGAGCTATCATTAAACTGCCCCATATAATAATCAACGTCATTAAGTATTGGCGTATTAACCGTATGCTGGTAAAGACCATCAAAGCAAAAAGGCACAGTATTCCTATAAACTCGATCATTGTCATGAACAGGCATCACTGCATTATCGTATATATGTAAGTGTATAATCATTCAATTTCCTTATATCTTCTTTTATTTGTTCTTGTGATTCTCTGTACACTTTACCATTATCATCCCTGCCTCTGCGAACATGAGCCTCTTGAGATGTTTTATCGAACTCGGATTTTCCGAATGTCCAATGCATATGCTCTACAAGAACATCACCTAAGTAAATAGCTCTATCAATACCTTTAGATACATCCATAACATAATTATCGGAGTAATCAACAGAAAATATAGGAGGAACTAAATAACCAAGAACATCAAACCAATTTCGATGAAAAAATCCATGCGTTCCAAGTTTTTCTCCGTGATGACCGTCGTTCGGATAAACATACCCGATTTTATCGGGAATCTTGTTAAATTCCGCAAGTATTTTAGTATCCCATCCTTTAGTTCTAAAAATGACATCATCGGCACAACCCATTAGTATATCATAACTTGCGTTCGCAGCGCATATGTTATGAAGGTTTCCGTAAAGTTCTTTCTTGTCTTCCATGATATGTTTAATTGATCCACGATGCTGCATAGGATTAAGCGTCAACGTTTCAGTATCATCTTTATCGACATACAGAACAAGTTCTAGAGAATCCGGATTATCAGCCGTATCACATGCGGAAGTCCACATCCTACGCAACATATCAACTCTATTTCTTGTTGGACAAAGTAGGCTAATCATTATGACTCAATCCAATCAAAATAACTTTTACAATCACCATTCATTTGGTCTTTAATTTTTGAGTAAATATTATTAGCTATATCACCTGTCATGTCAATTGAATCGATTACACTCGATTGACTATTATGGATAGCGATAACATCTATTACACAAAACGGAAAGAATTCATTTGGGTTGATCTTTAATACAGATTCGCCAAGCTGAATAAAGCAATCATACCCTATAGAATACAATTTTCTCAAAAGATCATTTGATGTTTTATTTTGCTGCATGAGACAATAACCATTAACCTCTACCATCATAACAGGTTTTTGTTTAAGAGTATCAGAGCATCCATCAATAGCAGCTATTTCATTCCCTTCGATGTCTAATTTTATCGCAGCGACTTCTCTGTCTTTAAGTATAAAATCAAGAGTGAGTGTTTGATACTTTCCTTCTTCGTTCTCAACTATCCAGCCGAATGGACCTCTTCTTTCGGAAAAGTCGGCTCGACCATTCTTGTTATGAATGATAGTGTTAACAATATCCACATTTTTTCTGCTACCAAATGTTTTTTGTAAACATTCAATATTTTCTTCGTCGGCTTCTATTAAGACGAATTCCACGTCACAAAACAAAGACGCGGCAGCAAAAGTTCCAATATGAGCACCTGCATCTACAATACATCCGCTTCTATCGAATAAATCAACCAGTGATGATAACGTGTTCCAATTTTGCAAACCAAATAAATTACCGTTTTTTAGAGCATTTATTACGGGGTCTTCTCTGTCATAATAATAAAAGTCCATACCATTATTTAATTTTATTGATTTCATTTTCTATTTTCTCCCAAAATGTTTCTTGTGCTTTTCCGCACCGTGATTTAAACTCTTCATTTCCATAAGTCTTTATGTCGTGCAGACTTCCGATCATATCATTACAATACAAATTTTTGATTCCACATAAGTGTGCTTCTGCAAAAGTTCTGCAAAACGGCTCACTGATAATAGGGCAACAATAAAAAGAAAGATAGGAATTAAAGACCAACGGCATATCCTCATATCTAACGCCGCCAAGATAATTTACGTTCTCTAACTTATCAAAAAATGCCTTGTATTTAGGGTCGCCCCATCCAATAATATCAAACCCCATTTCCGGATGATCTTCTGCGAACTTCGCAAAATGATCGGAACCCTTTAGTGGGTGTAAAAATCCCGCATACAAAACTCTGTCGATACGTTCCATGTTTTTATCATAAAATACAGAAGTGTCAATAGGGTCCGGAACTATTTCTACATTTTTAAAGATATTTCCATATTCTTCCTTAAAACGGTCATAGTGGTATTGTGTTAAGAAGAAACTTTTGATACAATTACCATATAGCAAAGTTCTATCTTCCGTAGATAGATACCTACACATGTCGTGTTCTAGCCGTACATGGTTTGTCAAACTTTGAAGGTACTTTATTACATGAGGCTTATGTCTATAGAACGCTTCTAAGTTAGAAGATATAACTATATCATAGTCCTTTTGTAGTATATCACCTTCGTCAGTATCAATATGTAATACAGTAATATCGTGATTACGGTTTTTTCCTTCCCGAAGTATTATGTCATTACTACGTTGCGCTCCACCAATTGTATGCTGTAGGGAATAGTCACTAATAAAAAGAAAGTTCATGTTTTCTCCAATTAAAAAAGAAAGGTTACTAAGAAACTTATTATACCTTTTCTTTTATTTGTTTTTAGTTTTAAAGGATCAGAAAGGATGCACTTTGTTCAAAAAAATTTTTTTATCAACTAGCGTGATAGCTATCATTACGTGCCTGCACACAACCTAAAAGGGATTAACTATCGTTGGAGGTTCTTTACCTAATATATTTCGCCTACGACTAGCTGACTCTGTTTTTTAGTGTCGAATAATTGACTATGTAAGCCGGATGAACAGCAACCGACTATTTTGATAATATCTGCCTTTTTTGTAAAACCGAACGTTTTTTTGTCAAAACCGAGTAAAAAGATGGATATAATATTTCGACAGTACATTTTTTATTACTTTAACGGAGGTCTACAATGACACAAACACAATTCGTACAAGCACTTAACTCAGTTCAAGATTCTTACAAGTGGATTTACAAAAATAATCAACTTATTGGAATCGCCAAGTATGGCTCGACAAGAGGAACATCTTACACACCGGCTCAGGCTGTTGCTCGTACCCTCAGAAAAAGAGGTTACGATACAATCGAAGAAGCTGGCGAACAACTAGGACTTAGTGATGCGTTAGTTAAAGCTATGCAGTCTACATCAAATCGAGGACATGCTCAAATTATCAGAGGTCAAATGCTTAACGTATTGGGTAGCGATGTTTGAGAATAACGTATGTAGGTTTTTTGGTAATATGGTCACAGATATGAAGATCATAGATAAGGGGAACCCGTTTGGAGTCGCTAGAATAGCGGTTGATAACGGGTACAAAGAAACCAAGGAGACGTTATATCTTGATGTTAAATTCTTTAAAAAGGGTCTTGCTGATGCCAGATATTACGATATTCAAAAAGGAGACAGAATATCTATTGAGGGTAGATTAGTCGACGACTCTTACAAAAAAGAAGACGGAACAACGTTTATAAAATTTGCTATAATCACAACATGGGTGAGAAAAATAGCAAAGCCAGTAACGCAAAATAAAGATGTGGAGACTACTTGGTATGATGAGTAAAAAAGAATCTCAACGACGCCGCAAAAAAGCGAAGCAAAAAAGAGATAAAAGAATTGAAAAAGAAAAACTCAAGATAGTCACGAAAAAACTTGAGAAGGAAATCGAAAAATTAGTTCAGGAAAATGATGACTCAGATTAATTTGCATAGCCCGATAAACACAACATCATATGGATATGTGTCGTCTTATCTATTGCGTGAACTAAAACGTATCGGCGTTGACATATATCATCTAGGTATATCTAATAGTATGCCTGACGATATGTTCGAAGTTGATTTGTTTAAAAATACTGTTGGGTTCGATCCTAAATCGCCATCCATCAAAATATGGCATCAGCATGATCTTGCGAGTATATTTTCTGGTGGCGTCAGTGATTATTATGATAGAAATAGGCATGTAGGTTTTCCGATATTTGAACTAGAGACATTCTCTGAAATTGAAAAAATATCTTTAGCTCATCCTGATGATTTATTTGTTTGTTCTCAATGGGCTAAAGAAGTTATAATAAACAATATACCTAATCGTAACAAATATAATGTTGAAGTTGTACCTTTGGGGTACGACCCTGAAATATTTAAACCAGCACCAATGCCAATCGGTACTACTAGATTTGCTAACTTTGGTAAATTCGAAGTACGAAAAGGTCATGATGTTTTACCGCAAATATTCAATAAAGCATTCACAAAAGATGATGACGTTGAGCTAATTATGATGCCTCATAATTTTTTTCTTGATCAAAACGAAACAAATAGATGGGTAAAAAGCTTTATAAATACACCACTTGGTGGTAAAATTAAGTTTGTGAATAGAGTGAGTTCGCATAAAATGGTGTATAATATCATGAAAGATATACACTGTGGTATATTTCCAGCAAGAGCAGAAGGGTGGAATTTAGAGGCTTTAGAGTTGTTGGCTTGCGGTAAATATTTAATTATTACAAATTGCACAGGTCATACTGAATTTTGTAATTCTGAAAATTCTATGTTAGTTGATATGGTTTCCCCAAAAGAATCGGCCTATGATGGTAAGTTCTTTAACGGCGCACACCAATGGAATTCTATTAGAAAAGATGAAGAAGAACAGATGATAGAATATATGAGAAAAATTCATAAACTCAATAAAGATAACGACTTAGAGCAAAATACTAAAGCTATAGATTCTGTTAAAAAATTTACATGGAATAATTCTGCATTAAAAATTAAGGAGTTGATATGAAGCGGTCAATAACTTGGGAAAAATGGATAGATATTCTTCCAGAAGAGAATAATTCTAGTATAATTTTAGACGGAGACGATAATTCTGAAAAGGACATGTTTAATAACGAAGAAGAATTTATAGAAGGTAATTTTGAGCAATTCTTTGAATTTAATCATCAGCCTCTAAAAATAAACACACCGCTTGGCGTATATGAATTAAACGAACCGTTATCTCCAAGTAATATGTATGACTGCTGGATTGGTCATACTAATTTTAGAATTATGGATTCTGATATTAATGTTCTAGAAAATGAAATTGATGGTATTGAACAGATAAAAGTTATGTCAAAATATAGGTTTTTTATTGGCGTTGCTAAAATGTTTGAATTCAAAAACGTAAGAATAGACATTGATAAAAAAATATGTAAAAAACCTGATCATTTGAATTATAAAAATAGTTCTTGGGCTATGTTTTTGGGTAATGACGGTGAAAGAAAAACTATCGTAAAAGCTGATGAAATGTCAAAAGAAGAGTTTGAAGAAAAAATTAAAAAATTAAAAGAAATACCTAATGGGTGTTTTATTAGGTCAGATAACACTTAATGGCGTATATATTTATAGGAATGGACAATACTTTAAGGAAAATAATGGAAAATAGTAAAAGTTATTTGGAGAAATAAAAATGGCTTTACTTCCTAATACAAAAATTTATGGTACAACTGGCAATAGTAGCTCACCTACAGAAAAGGTTGGTGGAGTTGTTGTTGGTATCACAAGTGCGACAACCGTTACAGACGGAAGCCCCTTGACCCAGACATTTCCGTTTACGCAAAATTCTGTGCAAATCAATGATCCAAATGGCGTAGTTTCTGCAACAGGTGTTGGTCATGCATATAACGCTCAATCTGTAATTTCTGGCGGAACGTTTAATTACAATCAATCTCAATTCATGATTCGTGGTATTGCTACTAAGATTAACAATATTGCAAATCTCGCCATCTTTAATAATGGCAATGAAGATAGTATTGTTAGAAGACCAATTGCATTGCAACAAAAAGGTGCAAAAACAGTTACAGCTATGGTTGCTGGATATTGGAATCCGCTTGGGATTTCTGGACAAAGAACCAACTGGAGTACATCTCCAGCTTCTGCTACTGGAGCTTATTACCTACCAACAGATAATACCACTCAAGCGGATGATCATGCTATCTTTAATACATACAGAACAGTTCCCGGTGAACTTGTTTACATGTATGGGGCTATTGACCCACTTCAAGATGAATATAAAGCAATTACTGGCTAATATTCTTCCCCCTATTAATTTAGGGGGTTTTTAAATGAGGTGATCAATGACTGAACCAACATCAAAATCAAAATCAGTTTTAGGTTACGAAAATGTTGTTCATAGGGATGAATTTTTAACATTTGCAAAAAGTACAGATCAGAGATTTTCGTCAATTGAAGGATCGCTTGACAAATTTAATAATAAGCTTGATATTATTGTGACTTCTAACCAAGAAGCTAAAAAACCTAACTACAGCCTATTATTAAGCTTGTGTGGTTTTATTGTTCTTTTGGTAAGTATGGGTGCTTCTTTAACTTGGGTGATAATGCAATCAAACGCGAATGTGTCTGAATTAAGAGCAAATCACGCAAAAGAAATATCCGCACAAAATGACAAGAGTATAAAAGATCATTTGCTTTTTGTTGAAACTGGAAATAATAGATTTACAAAAGATGATTTTAAATACGAGCGAGATAAGCTTGAGTCTGCAATATCGAATAACTCAGCAGAAATAAAGAAAAATTCTACTTTAGCTACTAAGTCTTACGATATTCTAAAGTACCATCTTTCAATAGACAAATTAGATAAAGGAGCCAATAATGGCAACTTCAAAGAGTAAAGAATTAAACAAAACAGATTTGGCAGACATTGGTAAAAACGCAGGGCTTGTAGCTCTTGTCGCTGGTCTGTCGTATGTAACAACAAACATTCATACGCTAGATATGGGCGTATACGGACCAATGATCATAGCGGTAGCTATTCCAGTAATAAACGCCGTTATGAAGTGGGCAAAGGATAATACAAATGCTTAATAAAATAATAGGATTAGTTCTATTGTTGATTTCAGCAGGATTGTACGGATATTGGTATCTTAATCCGGATTTTGTAGCCGATTGGTTATTCTGGGTAAAAGTATCAGTATCCGGTCTTTCCGGACTTGGAGTTTTAGGATATGAATTTTTTCCCATGATTGGCTTTTTAAAAAGAACAAGTAAAGAGAAACTCACGCCATCTCAGTTAGAACAAAAAGACTTTGAAGCTTTAACTTATCTAAAAAAGAGAATGAATACTCTTGGCTCTAATGAGGGTCTAGATACGTTAAAACAATTAAATGCTATTTTGTTTAGTCGCGATTTAGAGTACAAAGCGGAGATTAAAAGTGAATAAGTATATACTATTATTATGTTTAGTGATTTTTGGCTGTGAAAGACCAGAACCTAAATCCGTATATGAAGAAGCTTCTATTCCTTCAGAAAATTTTGTTCTTACTAATGATCTCGCTGACATAAGAACTGAGTTTAATAAAATGTCAGAAGATGATCAAGATAATATCTATAAGCAAATTGCTGGAGCGGTTGAGTTTTTAGATCACGCAAAGAATCTAAATTCGACCTCGGAATGGGGTCCGTTACTTAATCGTGTTCAATCAGATTTTGGGTGGCAGCAAGATAAATATCCAGCATTTGATTCGGCTGTTGATAAGTATCTAATCAGCCAAGGCGTTGATGTTCCAAGGTCATTAAAAGAAGAAGATAATCGTGTCTGGTTTCGTAATATCTTCGTGGATTTAAAAAACGCGATTAAAGTAAAGGAATAGCATGGCTGATTACTCACATCTACAAGGATGGGTAGACGATAAGCGGGGCGTGGAAGACGTAATGAATAAACTTCCATTTCCCGTTTTTTCTGACGTATGGACTCCAATAAAAAATACTGGCAAAGGAAAAGTTACATTACTTTATGAAATAATTCGTAAGGTAAACAGTGGCTTGTTTCCTAATAGACATCAAACTGTCGGAGATTGTGTTAGTCAAGGAGCGGCATACGCTGTCGATGCAGCAAAATCTGTTGATATTTACCTAAATAAAGATTTTGAAGAATGGGTTGCTGAAACGGCTACAGAAGACCTCTATTGGGGTAGTCGTAACATCATCGGTAAAGGCAGGTTAGGTAATTCTGACGGTTCAATCGGAGCTTGGATGGCTAAGTACCTAATTGATTACGGGGCGGTTCCAAGAGGTAAATACGGAGAAGTTGATCTAACTACTTATTCCGGAGCAAAGGCGAGAAGTTGGGGTCGTCGCGGTTTTATGCTACCGCAAAGCTTTATAGACAAAGCTAAGCAGCACCCAATACTAACAGCATCGCAGGTTCGTTCTTATGCAGAAGTTAGAGACTTAGTTAATAACGGATACGCGGTAACAATAGCTAGTAATCAGGGGTTCTCGTCAAGACGAGACTCTGAGGGGTTTGCTCGTCCAGAAGGAAGTTGGGCGCATCAAATGTGTATATTGGGCGTTGATGATGAATATCGTCGTCCGGGCGTTTTAGTTCAAAATTCGTGGGGGGCGTGGAACGCCGGACCAACAAGACATAATCAACCTGTAGGTTCTTTTTGGGTTGATGCTGATGAAATAGAAAGACGTGTGCTTCGAAGTGGAGACTGTTGGGCAATCAGTGGATATGAGGGGTTCAAGCCTCAAAAACTTAAATTGGGGTGGTTCTAATGAAAAAATATTATTCTTTATTCTTCTTGGTTATCGTTTTTCTTTTATTTGTTCAGATTCCAGAATCTAAATCTGATACGGTAATTAGAACAACCGATCTTCTTGCGGCAGAAGGTTATGTCGCGTATATTGTTAATTCAACAGAGGTTAGTCCTGAAGTTGTCTCTGAATGTACATGTGGTGGCACAAAGTACGTTGGTGACAACGGAAATCTAACAAAATGCCCATGTGGAGATGATTGTAAATGTACTCCGAAGGATGGAACCGGCTCAATGGGTGATTTTAAAAAAAAAGACCCTTTATTAGACGAGATATATAAGCAGTATTATGTTATTAAATTTACTGCGTCATGGTGTGCTCCATGCCAAACATGGAAAAATAACGAAGAAGCAAAACTTAATAACGCTGGGGTTGGTATTACAGAAATAGATTCTGACGCAAATCCAAATATTATTAGTCAATACAAAATAACTTCTTTGCCATCATTCATGATATGTGATACAAAAGAAAGAAAGATTCGCTCGTTTGCTAAAGGGTATCAAAGTGCGGATTTTTTGTTAAATAAAATACTGGAGATATCAAATGGACCTTAGCAAGCAGTTTGATTTATTTAGACAAATTTTTACAAATAATGGATATACATATAATAACATAAATATCAAAATAATGAATCCGACTCAAATGCTCATCAGGGCTGGAGAGTCGGATTTGTCGTTAATTTTTGATGAAAAGAACGGACTGCCTTTTGTGAATTATACTCATGAAGTCAAAATAGGAAAAAGGGTAATAGCGAGACCGAACTTAACTAGAAAATTAATCGGTGTTTCATTTTATAAAGATAGAGTCGTGTTTTTGATTGAAAAATTTCCAGATTTTACATTGATGTATTCAGAAATTGGAGTATAATACTCATGTCTCATTAATGTAAAACGAAAAGGAAAACATGAATAAAAATCAATTGCTGGGTAAAAAGTTTCTATCTAATTTAAAATTATATTCTGATTACTTTAAATGGAATGAAAAAAAAGAACGTTATGAAAATTGGGAAGAGGCTTGTGAGGACATAATCAATGGTCACAGAAAAAAATACAATAACAATAAAAAATTACAAGATTCTTTTGAGAGTGCGTTAAATTCTTTACAAACGCAAACGGTTCTAGCCTCTCAACGTAATTTACAGTTCAGACATGAACAAATAATGGCACATAATTCTCGCATGTACAATTGTACAGTTTTGCATCTTACGCAGCCTGAATTTTTTCAAAAAATACTCTACCTCGGTCTTTCTGGCTGTGGTGTTGGTATATCTCTATTAAAACCATTCGTCTCGCTTCTACCAAAAATAAAAACACGCGACAAAGGAACTAAAACCTTTGTAGTTCCAGATACCATAGAAGGATGGGCTGATTCACTTGGCGTGTTATTATCGTCTTATTTTGATCAAAATCAACCGTTTCCGGAATATTCTGGATATGAAATCAAATTCGACTACTCACTAATAAGAGAAAAAGGGGCAAAAATTTCTGGTGGTTTTAAGGCTCCGGGACCGGATGGTCTTCAGCAATCTCTAGAAAGAATAGAGAAGCTTATAGAAAGATGGATTTACGAAGAAGGCGATACGGTTCGTCCAATTCTTGCGTATGATATTATCTGTCATGCTTCTGATGCTGTTCTTAGTGGTGGCGTCAGGCGTTCAGCGTTATCTATGATAGTTGATTCTAATGATGAAGAAATGATTAATGCAAAGATGGGCGATTGGAGAGAACATAACCCACAAAGAGCTAGATCAAATAATTCCGTATTGATACAAAGAAGCGATAATGACAAAGAGTATTTTAAGAAAATAGTTGAATTAAATGAAGGCGATAGTGATATTGGCTTTGTTTTTGGTAATACTTATTTTGATGTATTAAATCCGTGTTTTGAAATTTCATTTACGCCAGTAGATACTCATGATGATTTATCTAAAATAGAATATGATCAAATCGAAGAGTGGTCAAAAAACAATATTGATTTATTCGGCGTTCAAATGTGTAATCTTAATGAGATTAATGCAGAGAAATGCAAAACAAAAGCGTCATTTCTTAGAGCCTGTGAGGATGCTGCTGTTGTTGGAACACTTCAGGCTGGCTATACTGACTTTCCATACTTAGGAGAACGCACAGAGAACCTAGTACGCAGAGAGGCATTGCTTGGCGTAAGTATTACGGGATGGATGAATAATCCAAAATTATTTAATGAAGAATGGTTACGTGAAGGTGCTGATTTAGTAAAAGAAACAAATAAAAAAATAGCAGAGATAATTGGCATAAACGCCGCAGCTAGAGCGACTTGCGTCAAGCCATCAGGAAATGCAAGTGTCGTTTTAGGAACCGCTTCTGGAATTCATCCCGATCACTCTGAAATGTTTTTTAGGGTCATGCAGCTAAACAAAGATTCTGATGTAGCTATATGGGTTGCAGAAAACATGCCATTTTTACTCGAAGAGAGTGTATGGAGTGCAAGTAATTCCGATTACGTTGTGTTCGTCCCTATAGTCAATGATAAAAACGGATTGTTTAAAAAGGACATGAAAGGTGTTAAGCATTTAGAAATTATTAAAATGGTTCAGCAGAATTGGGTTGTTCCCGGAACTAGACCGGAACTAGGTATTTGCGAAAAAACTACTCACAATTGCTCATGCACTGTCATTATAGACAATAAGAAGGATATAATAGATTACATATGGGAGAATAGAAGTGACTTTACTGCGGTTAGTTTTCTATCTGATTATGGAGATAAGGATTTTAATCAAGCTCCTTTTACGTCGGTGCTATCCGTTGATAAAATTCATGAAAAGTATGGAGACGGATCATTATTTGTTTCCGGGTTGATCGTTGACGCTCTACATTATTTTGATAATAATCTTTGGGCTGCGTGTGACGCCCTGTCCAAGAAAGAAGTTCAACTACACGGAACAAAAGAACAAGTGCTTCTAAAAAAATACTGGATAAAGAGAGCAAAAACTTTTTCTAAAAATTATTTTAAAAACGATATGACTAATTTAATATACTGCTTGAAGGACGTTCATCTTTGTCATAAATGGAATACAATTTTAAGGCAAATCAAAGAAGTGGATTTTGAATCAATTTTAGAAAAGCCTACTTATAAAGATGTTTCAGAATATAGTGCAATGAGTTGTTCTGGCGGTCAATGCGAAATAACAAGGATTTAATATGCAAATAGAAGTTCAACTATTAAGTAAAAAAGGAAAACTACCAACCAAAAATTTTACAACAGATGCGGGTTTGGATATTTATTCTTCTGAAGATTTTTCTGTCGGTGTTGATGAAAGAAAATTAGTTCACACAGATATAGCTATGGGGATTCCTATCAATCATGTTGGAATCATAAAATCAAGAAGCGGTCTTTCAAACAAGCATGGAATCGATATTCTTGGCGGAGTGATTGATTACGGATACACTGGAGAAGTTGGAGTTATCATTCATAATACAGGGTTTGAAGTTTTTAGTGGAGCAAAAGGTGACAAAATAGCACAAATGGTAATACTTCCAATACCGGAAGTTGAAATAAAAAAAGTTAAAACTCTTTCTAAAAGCGAAAGAGGGGCAAATGGTTTTGGGAGTTCGGGTAAATGACTAAACGAAGAAAAAGACAACAAGTAACTCAAGAAAACTTAAGCGTAAAGCCATTAACAGGAAAAACACAAAACCAAAAAGACTATATTAGGGCGATTGTAGAAAATCAAATTATATACTGTACCGGTCCTGCCGGATCGGGAAAATCGTACATAGCGGCGGGCATAGCTTGCAGTATGCTGCATCGAGGTGATATTAGTAACATAATAATCGCACGACCATTGGTCTCAGCAGGAGAGCGTATAGGGGCTTTACCGGGAGAGCTAGGAGATAAGATTGACCCATACTTAAAACCTATGAAGAAAAATTTAAGATTTTTTCTAGGAAACGCGCTGTATGGTAAATATTTAAATTCCGAACAAATAGTGTTTGAGGCTCTTGAATTAATGCGTGGCGAAACCTATGATGAATCTATAATCCTATTGGATGAAGCTCAAAACTGCACAGAAGAACAAATCATCATGTTAGTAACAAGAATGGGCATGAACTCAAAAGTTATCATCAATGGTGATATTAGACAGTATGATATTAGAAATAGCGGATTCTCATCAGTTATAGAAAAAACTTGTGATGTTCCCGGAATAAGTTTAACAGAATTTGGCAAGAGCGACATTCAAAGAAATGGAATACTCGCTAGTTTTTTAGAGGCTGTAGAAGATGAAAGGGGTTAAAGGCTTATGAGATATGATTACCAGTGCTCCTCTTGTAATAGCATCCATGAAATAGATCATGGAATAAAAACAACTAAAAGAAAATGCCCAAAATGCGGAGAAAATAAATTAGAGAAAATATTCTTATCGGCGCCAGCATCTTTTGTTAGACAAGACGCTGTTACTGTTGGTCAACTAGCTGAACGAAACGCAAAAAGAATGGGTAAAAATGAAGTTCAGGAGCGAGACCTAAAAGACAAAGAAGGCAAGAAAGAGGCAATGAGTAAAGCCCAAAAAGAACTTTACAAAAAAATAGGCAAATCCGATGAATCTAAACGAGAGAAATTTATAAATGAAGGAATTATATAATATAAAAGGTGAAGAATGTGACGAAGGAGATTTGTTGTTCGCTAAAAAAATAGGTATAAACTATTACGTTCTATGTGATGGTATTGATCCTATAAATTTAGAAAAATACAATAAAAAAGACACGACATACAAACTAAGACTGGTTTCTAAGAAATCATTCAATTACTATTTGCAATATTTACAAACTAAAAAAGAACACTATCTTAACAACTCTAGGAGAACTATAGATGTCTGAAAAGAAAACTACATCGAGAGCAAAAAAACCAGCACCAATTACTAAAGCTGAAGAATTTTATATTCAGCATAATATCAGTAAAGGCGTTGATGTTGTAGCCTCTGATCTTGAACGCGAATCTACTGATATTGAAGCTGTATTTAATAACTATCAAAAAATCGAAGAGCAAAAAAGCGAGATCACGGCGGATAATTTGATGGTCAAAAACAAAGATTATGGCGTTGTTATTATGACAAAAGAAGCCGCTCAATTAGGAGATGACGTTGCCAAAAAAAGATCCCAAAAAGAACAATCAAACGGACCCGCAAAAAGCATCCACTACATCAAGAAGCGATAAGAGACCATATAAATCAATTTATAAAGAAGGGTATATCACTAAAGGAGCGTATATCTCTGAATTGATTTTTCAAAAACGTAGTATAGCTTTTAATTCGGGGAAACTTCCTGAGAATTTTTGGAATGATAAGAAATATACTGGACAATTTAAAGGTCAAGTGATTGCGGCTAATAGATTGTTAAAAACATATAGGGATTCGTCAATAATTAAAGCCCTGCAAGACAGCAGGGCTAATTTTATCTTAAAGCTACAAAACGCAAAATTAATCCCATTAATAAAAGAGTATGAAGCTAATCATAAAGAAAAAGAGCTAATAAAAGAAGAAAAGATTATGGAGAAACCACGAAAACCATTAAGTAAGAAAAAAAATATGTTTGGAGAATTGTAGATGGCGAAAGATAAAAAGAAAACAGACTTAAGTACGGAAGCTGCTATAAAAAAACATTTTGGGAAAATAATTTCAACCGGAACAGAACTTAGAAAAAAGATGAAGGATTATAAAGTTCTAAGCGTAAGTCCTAATATGGATTTAGGGCTAAACGGAGGAATTCGTGAGGGTAGCTGGACAGTGATTAGCGGAAACCCTAAGACGGGGAAAAGTTCAACTTGTCTTCAGATATGCAAGAACGCACAAGAAGAAGGAAGAAATGTTGTTTATCTTGATGCCGAAAGTAGATTAAAGGATTATAACTTAGTTGGTGTAACAGGGCTTGATCTAGATAAATTTCAGGTCATTCATGGCGAAGAGGACGGTGACGCTTTGTGTGCCGAAGACTTTTTGGAGGCGACAGAAGCTATGATGAAAATGCCTAAGAACAAGGGTGCTGTTGTCGTTATTGATTCCTGTTCGTCTTTAGTGACTAGAGCGGATTTAGAGTCACCACCGTCATCTAGCCTTAGAGCTACTTTACCCAAACTATTAACTCATTGGGTAAAAAAGAACGCTCATACTGTAACTCAAAACAAGTTGATAATTTTAGTAATAACTCATTACATCACAAATACAAGTGGTTATGGAAAATTCAAACTCCCGGATTGCGGTGTTCAAATTCAATATCAAGCCGACACAAGACTAGATATATTAAAAAATGAAGACTGGGAAGAAGGCGGAAAAAAGATTGGACAAAAAATAATATGGACTGTAGGATGTTCGTCTATGGGGGCTTCTGGTAACGAGGTAACTAGCTACTTGAGATATGGAGTCGGTCTTGATAAAGTTCAGGAAATGATAGAATTGGCTGAATTAATCGGCCTGATAGACAAAGGCGGGTCTTGGTATACAGCGACATTCTTAGAAAACGAATTAGACTACACTACTCCGCCTAAAGTTCAAGGGCAGGAAAAATTATACAAGCTGATTAATAATAATCAGGATATTTATGATATAATGAAAACAAAGATAAGGGAAATTTTTGTCTAGAGCAACGGGTTTTGACGGTAAAGAACACCTATTTAATTACATTAAAAACGAAAGCAGAAGAAATAATACGAACAAATCATCCTTGCACAAAGAGGCAAAGGTGATTATAAAAGAATTGTTTTCTCAGTATTCAGTATATGAAGAAGTGACTTTACCCGGATCAAGAAAAAGCGTTAATGAGTCATTATTGTTTACTGATTTTTATTTACCAAGATTAGCACTTGTTATTGAAGTTCATGGAAAACAGCATTATGAATATACGCCATTTTTCCATAAATCTAAGATGCACTACTTTAAGTGTAGAAAAAGAGACAAAGATAAAATAGAATGGTGCGAGTTGAATAATATAGATGTTGTTGAGTTACCATATAACAGGAAAAAAGAATGGAAGAAGATACTACAGAATGCGAGACCGATCCAATAGCCGAATTTCGTCTATGGATAGATGGTTTCTTAAAAGAACATCATGTTCCTTTTTATAAGTTTAATGATGAAGCTGATGATATTTTGGTTATGGAATATAATGAATTAATGTCATTAACCTCAGAAGAGTGTTACGCGAACGCTTTAATATTAATGAATTATGCGTCATTACTACAAAGCCGGTTAGATTCAATTAAGAGCGAATTTGAGTGGTGCAACAGGCTAATGAATTGCTTGTATAGAGAGCAATGGAATAATTATGATAAGTTTTTAACTTCCGATGTTAGAAAACAATCAATATTATCTGATAACTCATATGGGCAATTGCTTGATGAGGCGTATCATAAGATGAAAACTGGAATAAATTTATTGGAAAATTCATGTAAAGATATTAAAAAACGGGTGTCTTTACTTCAAGATTTAGGTAAAAGTAGGAGTTATAATGTTAGGTGATATATTAAAAGCATTACGAAAAATCAAAACCGCGATAAAGATTGACGATAAACAAGAAGCTGTTAGGTTAATCAATGAAATGCTTGGAGAGGACGAAGAGGTTATTGAAGAAAAACCAGTAAAAAGAAAGAGAGGAAGACCAAAGAAAAAGCCGGAAGTTGTCGTTGAAACTCCTCGGGATTATGATGGTGTAATAAAAACCCCAAGAGGCAAAAATCAAGTTAAATTTACCGGAAATAAATTTAAGGATTCTAAAAAAATAAAAGTTGATAAAGAAGATGGCTATGACTCTATTGATGATAATTATATAATTCGTAGCAAAAGAATGAAATCTCCGTCAAAAATGATGACTTGTTCTGTGTGTCAAAAAACTCATAAGGTCTATCTAAGATATATCAAAGATGGCGATGCTTACAAATGTGAAAGATGTGCTTACAAGGAAGTGTCTTAATGATAAAAAATTTAGCTTCAGAGGATGCTGTTTTAATAGGGTTAATAGAGCATGGTACAGACGCTTATTTAGATATTGAGAGCTTGGTTAAAGAGGAGACATTTACTAATAATGATAATCGGGTTATTTTTAGGTGTTTGCAGGATGTTCTAAAATCCGAGAGGGCAAAAGTAGATTACTCTATGATTATGTCTTCCGCCCAAAGTCTTTCTCTCAATGACTTTATGGTAAAAGAATCAACAACAGAAAAAATGAATCAGTTACTTAATTTGTCTGTTAGTATTGATTCGGTTAGAGAGCACGCTAAAAAAATCTGCCGACTAGAGTTTGCTAGAAAAATTCAGTCCGAATGTAAAACGATATACGACAATGTAGAAAAAGTCTCTGGCGAAGAAAATTTAAGTCAAATATTGTCTATTGCTGAAGAACCAATTCAGAAGATTTCTTTGTCTTATATGAAAGAGGACGAAACAACTCCTCAGTTAATTGGTTCAGACATTCAAGAATATATTGAGCATCTACTGTCAAATAAACCTACCGCTGTTGGTATTCCTAGCGGTTACAACGAATACGATAAAGCTATTGGTGGTGGATTCAGAAGAAAATGCGTTGACCTCATAGCTGCTCGACCCAAAACCGGGAAAAGTATTCTAGCTGATAATTTTGCCCTAAATATTAGTTCTGAATTAAATATACCGGTTCTAATGTTGGATACCGAAATGAGCAAGGTCGATCATCACAATAGATTATTAGCTAATATTAGTGGAATAGAAATAAATGATATATCAAATGGTAATTTTCAAAACAACCCAGACCATATTGATAGAGTGAGACAGGCGGCAAACTTGTTAGAGGAAATCCCGTATTCTTATATCAGTATCGCCGGTAAACAATTTGACGAGATACTCTCTACAGCTAGAAGATGGCTACTCAAAGAAGTAGGGTATGATGAAAATGGTGTTCTTAATGATTGTTTGATCGTGTTTGATTATTTGAAGTTAATGAGTGCCGCAAATATTAATAACAATCTTGCTGAATTCCAAGTTCTAGGTTTTCAAATTACCGCTTTGCATAATTTTTGCGTCGAGAATGATTGTCCTTGTGTGGCGTTTGTTCAGCTTAATCGAGACGGAATTACCAAAGAGTCTACAGATGTTGTTTCTGGCTCTGATAGACTTGTATGGCTTTGTACAAGTTTTACGATATTCAAAGACAAGACTCAAGAAGAAATCAATACGGACGGTCATAGAAACGGTAACAAGAAATTAATACCTATTGTCGCCCGTCATGGTCCGGGCATTGAAGACGAAGGATATATATGTCTTGAATCTCATGGATCATTAGCGAAAATTAAAGAAATCGGTACAATCAGGAGTATAAAAAATAATGCGGACAATGTACAGCAAGGATTCCCAGACAAAGAAGATTGCCCTTTTGAAGAAGATGGCGATGGGGAGAATTTTTGATATATTTGAATTTTTTGAAATACATAATTTTTATCAAAGTGGTCAATTACTAGTGTCTACATGCCCTGTGCATGATGGTGACAATTTTTCAGCTTTTAATATCAATATTGATGAAAGTAGCGACTTTTACGGAATATGGTTTTGCAACACAAAAAAATGTCACGAGTCTTGTGGAAGAGATATTTTGGCATTAATACAAGTTCTTCTGTCAAAAAATACTAAAGAGAAATGTTCATTTAAGGATGTTGTTGTTTTTTTAGAGAAATTCTGTAAAAACAAGAAAAAACCAAGAAGGACGCAGAAGATTGTAAAAAGAACAGCAAGAGAAATAAATAAGTCTCATACGAGAGAGCATATAAGAAAATACTTATCAATTCCAGCACAAGAGTATATCGATAGAGGATTTAAAGAGGAGACTATAAACGAGTTTGATGTTGGTTTGTGCTCAATAGCTGGATCGGAAATGGTTAATCGCGTTGTGTTTCCTGTATATGACGAGTCTGATTCATTTATGGTCGGTTGTGTTGGCAGGACAGTAACCGACCACGAATTTAGATGGAAAAACCAAAAAGGTTTTAATGTTACGAATTATTTGTACAATCACGGTCGAGCGATAGATATAATAACAGAGTCATCAACAGTAATAGTCGTTGAGGGGCAAGGCGGCGTTCTAAGATTATGGGAATCCGGTATAAAAAATGTTGTCGGCTTATTTGGGTCGAGAATGAGTGATACTCAAGAGTTTTTAATTCAAAAGATGGGCGTCGATAATATCATCATAATTACAGACAATGATAAGGCGGGAGAGAGATGTAGAGAGGATATTAGGGATAGGTTTGAAGGGCAACTAAATATCTATGATATTAGATCAACTAAAAACGATATAGAAGACATGAGCATAGAAGAAATACAAAGAACAATTAAAAAAGAGATAGAGGAAATAATAAATGAATAAAATTATCGCATTATCAGGAAGAGCGCAATCCGGTAAGGATACTATGTGTAATTTTTTGCATGGGTATGAGCTTGTTAGAAACGATGTTATCAAAAAGTATTTTATTTCTAAAACCGGCGATCTTGTTGTTGATGTTGGTAATGACGAGATGGGTATTTTGAATCTTGATCAAAAAACGGAAGAGTTTGAAAACTACGCTCAGAATATAATATATCCATTTATTAAGAAATTTAACTTTGCCGATTCTTTAAAAGAAATTGTTTCCGTTTTATTTGAAATTAACATAGAAGATTTATACGGAACAAATGATGACAAGAATAAAATAACTAATCTTATGTGGGAAGATATGCCGTCAGTAGTAACTCCAGAACAATGTGCAAAAGATATGATTAATGCCGGAGTTGGTAGTAATGGATTTACCCTTAATCACTATAAAGACTATCTTAAAAATGAGTTAGGTGTTATATATCATAACCCCGGAAAAATGTCAATTCGTGAAGTATTGCAATTCTTTGGCACGGAAATTATGCGAAAAATGTATGATTCAGTATGGATTAACAATTGTATAAAGAGAATTAAAGCATCGCAGTCGCCAATCTCGATAATTACCGATTGCCGTTTTGTTAACGAAGTTGAAGCGTTAAAAAACAAAGACGCTTTTACGGTTCGTCTGTTGCGTAATCCGCTGAACCAAAATCATAACTCCGAAACGGAATGCGACAAATATACAAAGTTTGATCTTATTATCGACAATAGAGAAATGACGATTCAAGAGTCATGTGATGCTTTTATAAACGGATTAATAGAAAACAAAATCATTGACCCGATTGGCAACATGGTCAAAAAACAGGTAGAATTATAATATGATAGTATGTTATCTCCGTAGTTCCTCGATAGGGACTTTAGGTATGTGCGAAATGCAATATTTCTTTCAGTACACTTTAGGTTTTAAAGGGAAGACAAATAAAAAAGCTGTTCTTGGAACCATAATGCATCGAGCAATGCAAATACTCGGAGATAAAAGGATCGCACAAGATAACAATAAAAGAAAAGTTATCAATGACGACATCGAAAATTTGACGCTCAAGCAATGCGATGATATCGAATATATAACGACGATCAGTTTT